TAGTTTCCCAATTTATACTTGCACTTGCAACTACATAGCCCAAACCAAATGCCACAATAGTTAAAATTATTACACATAATACTACCATTATACTTCTCCTGTTATTTTATTATAAATTTCTTTCCAACCTTGAACTCTGATATCACCATAATCATTAATATTATGTTCATGGGCTACTAAGATAGGATTTAATCCAGCTTCAAAACCATGTTTGATATTGGTAGGCTTATCTTCCACCCAATAACAACCAGAGTCTTTCCACTTAGCTAATTCTTTATCTTTATCATCGCCTTGACCTAATATAGTAATACCTTCAAAGACTTCCTTACCGAACAATGTTTCTAAGTTATACTTACGAAATTCCTTAGCAGCATCATCCGATGTTTGACTAGTGATTACATGAAACCTATAACCATGATCAGTATATAACTTGCGTACATATTTAACAGCGTCACGTAATGGACCTAAGTTAGCCATGTGAGCAGAAGAATTGAATTGACCAACTAAGCGGTGACCTTCAGCGGGGAGAATATCTAAGGCTTTACCGACATTATATTCATTAGGGTGTTTCACCTCTAAATCATGTCTATCTTTAACGTAGTTGAAGAAGTATGGTTCCCAATCTAATAGGACTCCATCACAGTCAACTAAAATTATATTATCTTTCATAAATGTATACGTCCACTGTTGTTGCAAGAGAGATTGGAATATATGATTGAGCGTTGTATCTTGCGAAGTAACTCGCTCTTTTTTCGTCTACATTATCTTTCTGCATGTAATATTTTGTCATCTTAGCGATTCGATCGATTCCACGACCAGCTAATTTAACATACAATTTAGAACCAGTTTTCTTATTGGCTACAGATATTGTCTTTCTAATCTCTGCAATCTTTTCATCAGTAGGATCAAAAGTACCTACAAAACTATTTGAATATCTTTTCATTATGCAATACCTCTTCTAGCTTCAACTTGATTATGTGATAATTTGTATTGTTTACCATTCGTTGCTTCAACAATATATGGATATTTTTTAGCTTTAACGTTATATCCAACAACCTTAACTTTACCTAGTTGATTAATATCAATGATATCATTCTCTTTAAACTTAGTAAATAATTCTAAAGCTTTAACGTCTTTAGATTGTGTACCGGTAAGTTTACCTTCAACAGATACTGTAATAGTATTTGATGTATACCTAATACCTTTAGATTGCAATTCAACACCAGACTTCTTTTCATATTTTGCTAATAGATCATTCAATTCGTTACGAAATTCTACTAATGTTGCTTTATTAAACTCTTTTATCTTTTTCATTTTTTACTTCCTTTTTTATTGTTTATAGTTCTATTATACCATAAGTTGGAGTAAAAGTACAGGTAAAAGCTGCCTAATTTCAGATTATTTAGAGATATGGTTTTATATCTCCAAAGGGATATATTCAACGCACTCCTGTGTGATTCTAAGAGTTGGCCATATAGGACAACCGTCTTTATGAGCTCTAGTGCACGTAGCGCATAAGTCTATTTTATTGTTCATGAAACTCCTTAATGCATCTCTCTAATTCCTTATCCCAATTATCACGATCTTCAATAAACACTTGAGGTTCAGCATCATCCACCGCGATAATAGTAACTAATTGTTTAATAGGTATACCTGTTCTCTCTTCCCAAGCAATAGCATAAAATGTTTCTTGGATGAAGTAATTTTTAACCCACTCAAACTTCTTGGTCTTCTTACTAGTCTTATAATCAATAATAGAAATCTTACCATCAAATACTCCAACACAATCTACTCGTCCAGCAAGTTTTAAATGGTCAGAATATAATGCAAGCTCTTGTCCATATACAAGTGATAGTCTCTCGTCAAGGATAGGTTTAATAGGCATGAAGTCTGCAAGAATATTAGGCATTGCTACACCCCACATAGGATCGTTGTTAACATATTTCTCTGCCATTTCATGAACGGCTGTCCCGCGGGTACTAGCACGATAACCTATTTGGCGAGCAACATCTTCACCGACTCGCTTCTTCCAAGCTTCAATAGCTTCTTTAGACTGTATGCCTAAAATTGTAGTGATAGATGGATAGGTATTTCTACCGTGTTCATTTGGTGGGGTTGTATAGGTTCTACCAGTATCCTTTGTGCATGATACTAGATCAGCATAGCCTAAATCAATCGGTTCATGTTTAAACATAGTGTATTATTGTTGTTGTAATATATCTATTATAACACAAAACACAGTAAAAGTACACCGTTATTTAAACTATTTTACCAATTATCTAAGCCTGAAGCTCTATTAGGACCTTTAGTTGGATAGTGTTTCTTAAGGCCTTTCATTTTAGCCTTGAAGTCATCATTGGTGTTTGAATAGAGATCACCCGAAGATCGAGCGAACGTAGGGGTTGTTAAGAATATTGTACGACAATTATGTTCTTCCATATAAGCAGCTTTATCTGCGTAAGGCATAGTGTCTTCCCAAATTTCTTTAGTTTTATTATGTTCGAAGTTATATACTGGCATTATTCATTTAGATGTGTGGCACAATAATAAAAACAGCAAATTGCTATAAGAAATACTGTGATTATAGCAAAATCATTTAGAGATAAATTTATTTCCATATACTTCTTCAACTAATGCTGATGTTAATCCTTTATATTTTAATTTACCTTTAGCAGCATTTTGTAATACTTGAGCGTCCATTGGGTGGATTTGTTCAAGCATAGCTTTAAATGATTTAGTTGCTCTAGCTTTATCAAGTTCAGTGTTGGTTAACGCTGGTAAATGTTTTGTAATATCCTTTAACGATTGAGTATGTGTTTCTGATGGAGTCCAATTAACACCTTTATCAATGTTTAACTTAATTTTTTTATTAAAGTTAACTTTTAATATATCGCGCAAACCAAGACTATCGTTATTAGCAATCACTTTCATTTTATCTTCTCTTGTTAAAGCTGCTTCTACTGCTTCTAATACTTCGTATATTTCCATCCTAAAACTCTCCGGCACATTCAATTAATAAATTCATTCGTTTTTCAATCAAGAAGTTTAAAACACTTCCTGCTTTAGGGTATTTATACGTTTCGTATTGTTTAATCGATTCATCTTTAATCTTTTGTGGTGTTCTATCTAGATCAATCACTTCTCTATTTCTCATATAATTTCTAAATGCTTCTTCAGGCATAATAGCTTTAAGATCATCTTTATGATTCCACCATTCGTCTAGTAGTTTCTTTCTCATTGGGGTTTGTCTAATCTTATCAGTGAAAGAGTTATCAGGGCTTAACACATTTGGAACACCATCACCCGAATCACCTTTCATAAGATGTTCAAATGCATATCGTTGAGACGTAGATTCAGGTTTAACCATCTTTTGTTGCATAGGACTATATTGAATTACTTGACCTTGGTGATGCAATTGAATAAAGTCTTTATCAGCAGAAATAATAACAATCTTCTCACCTGTAAGAGGCTCAGATTTGTGGACTACCAAGGCACCAATGATATCATCAGCTTCAGCACTCTCTACTCGAATCACCGCATACGGGAAGTTCTCACGGATATCATTAGTAACTACATCTAAGATTCTAAAAATCTCCGTCCAGTCTTTACCATCATCAATTTTACTTGTAGTACGTGCAGCTTTATATTCAGGGAATACATCTCTACGCCACGATCGTGAATCACATGCAATAACCATCCGACCGTAGGTATGTTCAGGATACTTAACTCGGTATGAGCGTAAGTTATTTAAAATTACGTGACGAATAAGCTCTTCACTTAACTCTTCTCCTCTACCCAATTGGCCCATTATAGAACCAATGCCTATACCATTATAATCAACTATTACCATCTTCTTTCTCCATTATATAATTTTTAACTGATCCAACCCCTATCTTAATAGCAATAATACCATTATAAGAATCTTCTCTCAATAACACTTCTTCATTTACTTGCCATACCAATTCCGCATAGTTTGTATTACCTCTTGTAGTACATAGCTCTATGATTTCTCTTGTAAAGTTTTCCTTTCCTAACTCTTCAATGTCTTCTAACAATCTTTTTGATGAACCATAGTAGTCTTTCCAGTCAGTTTCAACTATCCGGTGTCTTTTATTCTTTTTACCTTTGAGAGGCTTAAGTTTTCTCTTACTTTTAAAATATTTTCTCCCAAGATAGTCGTGTCCATTACTAAGATTAGTGATGCGGTAGATAAACCCATAGTACTCACCAACATCTTCTGAAGTAAACTCTTCTCCTTTATACGTCCACTTCGTCGAATCCATCTCGCCACTCCTGCTCTTCACCACAGAAAGGGCAGTAGGGTGTGTCCATGTCCATTTCAGCAGTTGATACCATTTCTTTAACATCAACATCAACTAGAACTTCATATTCTGTATTACACTCTCTACAGATCATCGAAAGAAGTCTCCTCTAAAAATAGATATGCTTCTAATTCGTCAGAACCACCAATATGGTTATCGTTTAAAAAGATTTGCGGGTATGTTGTAGCGTTAGGCGCTAATGTTAGTAAGTCAGCTTTAGTCCATTGCACTTCATCAACTAGCCGTGTTTCATATTCAATGTTAGCTTTGTCTAAAAGCCTCTTTGCTTTGTCACAAAATGGACAGTAGTTAGTTGTCCATATAATATTGTGGTTCATTTAATCATTCCTGTAAATTAATCAATCAATCTATATATACTATAATTTGGTGGAGGATGATTTGGTTATAAGGTTCATCCTGCCTAAATCCTCAAATCACACTATGCCTATCAGGCTGCGATTGCGTAAGTATTTGCGTTAGCGTTTACTTTGGGTCTTACAACTATTAACCTTCTGTTACGATGTCGATTCCAAGTCATCCCCATCAAAAGCATACTGTTAATAATACACTTTTGGTGGAGATGGGTGGGTTCGAACCACCGTGTATCATAACTCCAATCAATAGTAAATGGTAATAAATTACCAAATTTGGTGGAAGCACTCGATAGACTTTAGCCTAACCTTATCTCCCATTATGAAGTGGTTCGTAGTTTTAAGTTCTACTAAACTTTGAGCTATTACTTATTAAATAACTTGTATAGTACAGCAGCTGCTACTAGACCTACTAGGCCTTGAGCACCAAGTTGTGATACGATACCAGTAATTGTAGCGATGATGTCACCACCTACAAATGGAACCGTTCCACCGAAAATAACCTGTAATACGATTGCAAATGCAATTAGTGCTACACCAGTTTCTGTACCTGCTTTGATCCAAGCATTGATTTTATCTAACATATTTCTTACCTCTTGTTGTTTTAAAATAGTTTCACAACGTCCCGGTTGTCTTACATTAACTATTCAGACGAATAGCAAATTTATTTATACATTTTAATATATCTATTATAACATATTTCTCAGCAAATGTACACCGTTATTTACACGCAACCTCGTGGTTGTGGCATTCCGCCATACTTACTAATAGGTTTCATTGGACCTGTCAACCATTCTTTGAATAGCACCTTCTTATCAATACCAACATACTTAGAGAATGTTCTAATTGGTGGCACGGCTTGATTCTCTTCAAAGTATTCTCTTGCTTGCATAATTTGCTTTACCATAGACTCTGTTAATACAATGTCATCTTCCTTGGCCATTTCAAACATTATTTCTTCCGACCAAATTGTTGGATCCTCAAGGTATCCATTTCCTGTTCTATCTAACATATTATAAATCCTCCATATCAAAGTCTTCATCTTTACTTGAATCAATAGCAGCGATGTAGTTAACACTCTCAATCTCTTGCGGTGCACTCTTAACATTAGTTGAATCAAGGTAATTATCTACCCACGGTAATGGATTATGTCCAATAGCAAGACCTAGCTTAGATGGATTTAAACCAATGTTGGTCATCCGTACCACAAAGATATAATCCATGTACTCTTTCAAGATATGTTCATTCATACCAATCAGGGGAGTGCCTTTAGAGAATAGATATTCAACCCAATCCATCTCTTCTTTATATGCTACTTCAAACATTTCATATGTTTCATCTTCAAGCTCTTGTGCAATCTCAACGAATCCTTCACTCTCATCTGTTCGTAGCATTTTAAGTACACGTTGAACAATATCTAAATGGATCATCTCATCTCTTGCAATTAGCTTAAAGATATTACTTGAGCCAGCCATAAGTTTAGTTGGTTGCTCAGAGAAACTCCAGTTAGTAACGAATGTACAGAAGAATCTAATACCTTCAAACATATTAAGAACAAGTGCAGCTTTGTAAATTGCAGTCTTAATCATCTTTTCATCAACTTCAGGGAAAGGTTTTGCCATACCATGATTAACAGCGGTTGAGTTAGCATCCATTCTATCAAATACACCTGTTGCCCAATCGAATGCGCCTAAAATAGAAGTAGCTCTTTTCTGTACTTCTGGATCCGATGTGATAGAATCAACGAATAGGTCTACATCATTATAGATTGCACGAACCATTTCCGTATAAGACTCTGAATGCAGTAACTCATTGTTCTGGTGATTTGTAATATATAATTCCCATTCAGGGTTATTAGATATACCACCATTATTAAACAACTGAAGAGGGGCACGACCAGCACAACTATCTAATGTAATAGCAAACTTTAAACCTGCTTCATAGATATGCTTACCGGCTTCATCTAGTGATTCAAAGTCTTTCTTCTCCTTTGATAAGTCAATCTCATTCTTACTCCAATTACCAATACTTCTCATCTCTTCTGCAAAGTCCAGAATCCAAGGATACTTCGGATCATGATATGTCTGAATGTTTCTATGACATGAATTCTCACCTAAAAATAACCTTGTGCCTTTACTATGTACTGTCTCACCTAGTGAAAATATTTTACAACTCATGATATATACTCCTTCTTTAAATTGAACATGCACCAGATTCACAACCCTCAAGGATCACTTCACTAGTATTTTCTTTATCTTTACTTCTGATATAATATAAACTCTTCAGCCCATATTTGTATGCAGTAATAATATCTCTTTTAACTCTATTTGAATCTAGAATCTTTCCTTCGATTTTGGTTAGGTCATACCATTGATTAACACTCATACCTTGGTCAATAAACTTCTGGAGGATAGCCATAAGCTTAATGTATTCAGAACTATCATTGTTTGGCATATCCCAAGCTTTCATATAGTACTTTTCTTTGTCATGATCTGGAACTAAACTCTTAACGGTATAAGCTGCAGATTCAAATGTATCTGTCACACTTTGAATAGGATCAATACCTTGTGTACTATTACTAACCAATGATGAACTCGCCGTTGGAGGAATAGCAGAAAGAGACATATTGCGCATACCATGTTTAGCAATATCTTCTCTTAAACTTTCCCAATCGCATAATAACTTATTATCAACAATTTGATCTACATTCTTATTATAGGTATCAATAGGCAACTTACCTTTAGAATACTCTGATCTATCAAAGTATTCACATGCTCCACGTTCTTTAGCTAATTCCATAGAGGCTTTAATTAATCCGTATTGGAAACGTTCAGCCCACTTATGTGTTAACTCTTTCGCTTTAACTGTTCCTAATCTTGCCTCTGACTTAGCTAAGAAATGAGCAAAGTCTGATATACCAATACCTAAGAATCTATATCCTTTCGTTGGCCACTCAGCAGCATCTAACGGATACTCTTGAATATCAATAAGGTTATCTAAGAATCTAACCATCAGTTTAGTTAAGTTATCTATACGTGTAATAGAAGATAGCTTGCCAAAGTTAACACAGCCGAGAATACATAATGAGATCATACCATCATCTAAATCATAGTCTCTGATATTATCAAATTTAGTGTGTTTCAACCCATCGAACTTAACTGCTTTAGTTGGCAAGAAGATTTCTGAGCACAAGTTTGTTTGTGTTACTGGCTCTGAGAACAAGCCTTGCTTATTAATGTTATCTAAGAAATGTAAATAGATTCTACCAGTACCAACACGTTCTTTAATTAACTTATTAAAGATTTCAGATGCCGGGATTTTGTTCTTTCTAATACCACGCTTATTCTCATACATCTCGTATGCTTCATTGAACTTTTCAGTATCGCCATAATGCTCAAATAACTCAGGTACTTCTTCTGATGAGAACAATGTAAAGTCTTGCTTCTTCATTAACCTCTCAATAAAAATTGATGGAATGCCGATTGTATAATCAATGAACCTAGCCCTAGTAGTATTAGAACCTTGATTGTTTTTATATTCTAGAATATCCATTATCTCCCAATTGAAGATTGGATAGTTTACTACTGTAGCGCCAGTACGTAATGAATTTTGAGTGAATTGTTTTGAAGCAGCCTCAACAGTTTTTAATAAAGGAAGTGCTCCTGTATGCTTAACGGTGTTGTTCTTGACCGGAGCCATAATACCTCTAACCGGTCCCATGTCAATACCAATACCGGCTCTCTTAGATGTCATAAGCGATAATGCATACTCAGAAGATAAGATAGACTCTGATGAATCACCCATCTTAATCTTACAACAACTACTAAACATCTTAAGCTGAGTTCTTACGCCTGATATAATCGGTGTAGGTAATGAGATCTCATCGTCTTTCAATGCTGTATAAAAATCTATAATAAGTTTCTTTCTATTCTTCTCATGAGCAAAGATAACCATTGGAATAATCATGAATGTTTCTTGTGGCATCTCTAATGATTTGCCACTCTTAACATCTTTAATAAGGTACTTGCTTTCCATCTGAACAATCGAAGCATAACCTCTATTGAAGTCGTTCTCTCTATCAAGGAATGACCCAAGTTCTTCGATCACCTCGTCTGAATAGAAGTCTAAAATCTCAGGCGAGTATAATTTGTTCTTTACATTATTTTCAATATACGATAAAAAGTCAATAGGATCATTTGATCCATATACTTCTTTTCTCATATGTGTAATAAGAAGTCTGCCCGCATACACGTCGTAGTCAGGTTCTTGTGGACTGATTTTTTCTGCGGCTGATTTAACTAATGTTTGATGGATGTTAACTGTTGATATTTTGTTAACTAATTTGATATGTGCATTTAACGCAGTATCTGATACCGATACATTTAATCCATCAGCACATACTTCTAGTACTTCGTGGATTTTATCATAGTCTAAAGGTTCTAGAGAACCATCTCTCTTCTTGACATGTATGTCTGACATTCTTTCTCCAATTCAATTCAAAAATAACTTAATATAGTTATATTATAACATAGTTTACCGCAAAAGTAAACCCTATTTTACATTATATGCAGTAAATAAAATACCGGTGGTAGACTTATATATATCAATTCCAGAAAAAGAACCCGCTGGGATAGTGTTACTTAATGATATCACTGAGCCTTTAACCATGCGATCGGTTAAAGTTTCATTTAAGATATAATCTCCAGGAAGGAGATTGTGATTGTCTTCATTTAAATCAGGTGTTATATCAACACCCAACTCATCTAAAGCGCTGTTTAGTTGTTCTTCACTCATGCCAGTCTCTTCTCTTAATAGATAAAGTGCTGCTGCATACGAAGCGATTCTTGATTTACCAAAGGGGATCTTTTCTAAGATACGTTTGATGTTAAACACTAAACGATGGAAGGTGGTATAAGCATCCTTCTGGTCAGTGGTTAGTAGCTTACGGGCCTTAATAAGATTCTTACCCTCACCATCAATGATACCTTCTTTATAGGCATCCATATCTTTCCACTCAGTAACTAATGTTTTTAGAAACCGGTATGTATAGTATAAATCTGCTGCTCTTGATATTCCCATTTATAATTCTCTTAATGCGTTTATTATAGTTGAATCTAATACGATATCAACATAGTCTTCTTCAGGCATATAGTTCAAATACACCAGAAAGGTTTTAATCACACTCTTCAATGGACACTCGGTTTTCACCATGAGTAATTCACTAGTGACTTTAGGTCCGAAGACATTGCCTAATGTAATAATATGGTTGAGTATTAAACGCTCTTTCAAATCATCATCGCGATAATAACGATTGACTAGTCTATTGATGTATTTGAACCGCGCTAAATCGTTCTTAAACTCTTCAGTGGTTGCCCATTTTTTAGTCTGGTAATGTTTCGACGCATATAGTTCGAAGTTATCTTTAGTCAATTTTAGCATAATATAATGAAGAGGGGTTTATTTCTTCAATTTCTTTTTCATTTTATTCATAAGGCCATCTGCTTTCTTTTTAGTAGGTTTGACAGCTTCAACTTTCTTCTTGCCATTAAAAGCCTCGCAATCAGCTTTACTAAATGTGCCCTTAGCACCAATCCATACATGTCCCGTGCCATTGTCAACAATACCTTGCTCTACTGTCATTGTGCTGTTGGCTAAAACGCCTTCTTTTTTATAACTCATATTCTTATTCCTTGCATATATCAGAGATCCAAACGTTCTTGGATTCTCCATTTAAATTAACTTCTACGTAATTGCTACATAGTTTATTTATAGTGACCTTCTCGCGGGATTCAACAATGTATACTTCATCACCAACTTCGAATAGGTTACCTTTTACATACTTCTCTCTTAACATCGACAAGCGCTTGAGCTTTGTGTCTTGTTTAAATAATCTTGATTCCTTAAGACCCATACCAGATCGAACAGCATTCATCAGGGCTTCTGCACCTTTAAATCCTTTTGGCATACCCTTAGTGAAGGTAATAAGATCGTTATCTTCAGCAGCTGCTCTAAGTTTAGAAGCTGACATACCTGATACATCGTCAGAGTCTGGATCTCTTTCACCAGCCGATACTACTTTAACACCATCAGTAAAGTCATAAAAACCATGCTTACCTTTAGTACCATTATACTTATTTAAAACCGTATCAAATTCTTTAACTCGGTCCGAACCAACAACGATAGTACATTTCTTAAAACCATCAGCATAAGCTACTGATAATGCATCAAAGAAGTTTCTAACACTCTTATCCATAATAATAGATCGAGCGTGCTTAGGGAACATCTTACGCATGAACTTTACTTTATCAGTGAAGGTCAATGGATTCTTTTTAGCATCAACGCTTTGTGATGGATATACCTTATATGTAGACTTACCAGCAGCCTTTGCAATTGCTGTTAATAGTTTACCGTGGCCATTTGTTGGTGGATTAAATCTACCAAAAGAGATAACAATCTCTTCAGAGGCTTTCTCTGTTAAGTAGTGTTCCTTAAAACCATGTATCATTTGCTGGCCTTGTGTTTAGCAACTTTCTCTTTATTATCACTTTTAACTTTGGGTAAGATCTTCTTAGCCAATTTAGCAATAACTGCTTTCTTCTTATTAAGTTGCTTTTCCAATTTATCTTTAGCAGCGAAACCTAAGTCACTTTTATCTTTGTTTTTAAGAATCTTAGCAGCAATCATATCTCTAGCCTTTTTCATTGCCATACCCTTAAGTTTCTCTGGAGAAGCCGGCTTATTCAAAGCTTTCTTCATACCTATCTTACGCTTAGATGCAGACTTCTTAAAAGCCTGCTTCATCTTCATACGGGTTTGAGCACTTACTTTTTCGTCAACCTCTTCCATCAGATTCCCATCCTTTGATTATGTCTTTACTAAAATTGTTATAACTAAATTCCATACGGTTAACGATCTTATACGCACCATTTGTTAAATGGTCTATAGCAACATAACCTTCTGAGCCTGTCACTTTAAAACCGTTTTTAGTCTTTACAAAGGTATTTATACTTTTTATAGAATCTAAATGGGTGAGTAACATTCTCTTAACGATGACTAAATGATTTTGCATGTCAAACATTAATATAAGGTTCTTAGTATTATCTTTATTAAACCAAGCCAATGCTTCAATCTTCTTAGCATTCTTCTTAGCCTTACCCTTATCAGATTTAAGCTTATCAATCTCTTTGTCAAAGCGGTTATGGATCCACTGTACTAATTCTTCTGCATGCTTCTTAGTGTTAGTGATATCAGATTGAGCTCTAACCTTAGTGTTTCTAAAAGTATTAATATATAAATTAATCTCTTTATTTGTTGAAACCTCTTTAAGCGTAGACGATTTAATCTTATTAAACAATTTACCAGCAATAGATAAATGTTGATAGATTGTATTTGAATCCTTTTCACTTAACGTTGCACTATGATCTTCAGGCAAATCCGCAGTCTTCTGCCACACCTTAGATGTTTTAATAAAGTCACTATCTTTAACATTGAATGAAGCACTCATACCGGCAAATGAAGAGCCTGTATATTTAGTATGCCACACAACACCTATCTTAGCGGCTAATACTTCTTTAGCATTTTGTACTGGGATAGCATAAACAATAGTGTTGGGGTGGAAGGTTATATACCTTTGTCCATCAATAGTCTCACCTTTAAGGTCATCTTTAGTGAACATGATATCACCTTGAAATACACCTTTAGTAACTACTTTCTTTAATTCAGTATATGCTATACGAAGCTTAGCAGCCAGATCACCTGAAGTATCAGCGTTAATGTCATCATGACTTTTATATACCTTTGGGTTTTTATTAAAGATACCCTTTTTAGCAACGAAGAACTCTCCGTCAGTAGGATCAATGCCAGCAAATACTGCAGGTGCTCCATCCCATTTAACCGTAACAGCTTTAGTATCATTGGTATGACCCACTAACATATTCCTTAAATCACGGAGAGCATTGATTGCTGCACGTGTACCATCAACTCCACCATCAATAACCATATCCTCGATATGGATCATATGTGTGTTCTTAGCTTCTGTTAGATGTGACTTAAACTTAATCATTGGGTTTCCTATTCGTTAAAGCTTAATCTGATTCTATTAAATCATTCATTATACGTCACCGTCGTTTTCAAGGAAGTAACCTAACCACTCAGCATCATCTCTCATCACTTTAGTAACCTTGCTGTCGAATTTTTTGAATACATCTTTAACTGCACCAATTTCATCATTATCTTTATATTGCTTTAATACAGCACTTTGGAATTTATCACTACCAATAGTTTTCATGTATAGTTCAAACATCTTATTAATTGACGCGCCGTCACGTTCAGTAACTCTTTCGTTAAGCACACTCTGTGCAGCTTCGTTTAAATTTTTCATTTTATTTTCCTGTTGTTATTATTAATGTATCTTAACATATGCTGATGCATCTTCTGATTTAGAACCAGCATAGTTAACAATTTTAGTGATGAATCTATCAGCCTTAGGTCCTTTATTCAATTCCAGTATTCTACAAACAAATACTGCACCCAATTTACCAGAAAGCCAAGGAGCATCCTTTTTACTTATATTCTCTTCAAACTCCGCCCTTGACATTTTAGTTGAGGTGTCATTAATGGCTTTATAGAATACGCTAATAGCTCTCTTATCTTTTTTCTTAGCAATTGCAATTGCTAATTTTCGAATTTGTTTATGGGTTCTCATCTTACGACCAAATACCATTTTAGCAGAATCAATAATAACACCCCAACCAATACCGCCGCCTTTAGCATTTTTATTTCTTAGTTCCATTTTATTAGTACCCATTGATGAATTAGGTGCTATACTCATTTCACCACCATCATATGTTACTTTACCAGATTTGGCTGACCAAAATGTTCCTTTATTTGAGGACAATTCGCATTTAACCATTTTAAAGTCAGCAACATCAGGTGGTAATTTAATGTTATATTCATTACTCTGTGCTTTCTTAACAACTTTCTTAAGGGAAATACCAACACAACTTCTATTATTAAATGCTACTAATATAGAGGTATTCAATTGTCTTACGGTAGTAGTGTCTAATGATTTCATATCAAATGATTTATCGATAGCCCAGATATCTCCCGGGTTCCACTTATCATTATTAAACTTACCAAGATTATTATTAGTAAACGCTAATGACTTAGCCGCGTATATGGTGTTCATCTTCTTTGAATCTCTATGGAACACTTGATTCTTATTAATATAACCCTTTGCAATTAAGTATTGTGCTGATAAGTATGAAGACTCTTTCCAACCATCATCAATACCTAGCATATCAACCATCTTTGTGCCGCCAACATCAATAGATGACTTATATTTTTTAAGGACATCATCAGTGAAATGTTCAATAGGATTAGTATGTCCTTCACCTAATAGGGCCGCACACCATAAACATTGAGCAGACTCTGTGATTGCCGTAGCTGCGGCACCACCACCAGCACCTGCTACATCACCGCCAAAAGCTTTTGATTTCTTAAGGTGGTTATTCATTATAGGTTTACCAGCCGCGTCAACACCTAAAGCGAAGTTCTTACCATCTTTCTTAAATTGTTCTATGCCAGCTAAGGCTAATTCTTTATCGGTAACCACGAACGGTTTACCTTTAACCATTTCAAGAGGTGTACCCGCTTTAATAAGGCTAATTAATATACCTACTCTTGATTTCTTTGTAATTGAATTGGGTTTTTCTAATTCAGAAGCTGTTAAGTTTGTAGCTTCAACCAGATCAAAAGACTTAAATGACTTCATCTTATTTAATTTTTCCTGCTGTTATTATTAAATTTTAGCATTACTTAATTGTATCCGTTAATGCTTTTTGAAAATCAGACTTTGGTATATTATCCATTACCCAATGGTATAGTTGTTTCATTACCTTATCTATTTTGATCAGTGCTTTGCCGCGTTTCTTTAATGTTAAGTATGTAAAGTCTTTAACAACTACGCCATTCTTCTTACCACTTATCTTAGAAGTTCTATCATTGCCTGAAGGAGTAAACATAACGGTGTTTTCTTTGTTATTTAAAATTACATGTATCTCACCATTAATTTGCATCTTCTTACCTTCTCCTGTGACATATGAGTACACAGTTTCAGATGCGCCTTTATGTGTTTGCAACATAATGTCAGAAGGCACAACTCTATCTCTATCTGCATTCTGCTTAATCGCAATTTTATAATCGGTTAACACCCATACTAAATGAATGTTGGCAGGGTTATAACCAGCTGCTAATAATCTTGGAAGGAATTGAGATACATCTTTAGTGTCTTTAGCCGTAATATCAAACATGATATTAGGTAACTTCTTTCTATCTTTAAGTTGCCCTAACATTAAGTCAAGTGTCTTATCTTTAAGACCAAGTTTCTTAATGAACATATGAAGCTTAGCAACATCAGCAGGTTTCTTCAAGTGTAATCCTTTTATTTCTGGATACTTTGCTTGAGTATCAGCAATCTTTTGAAACACTTTCTTCCACTCATCAACATCTCTTACCTTAAACTTTTCCTTCTCCATGAAGTTTGTAGCAGCAAATCCCTTACCAGAACCAGCACCACCCGCGAGGAATACGATTTGGCCGTCTTTACGACCATTATTCAACATGATAAGTTTCTCTGATAACATCTCAGATTTACCTTCGCCTAAAAAGCTTTTAAAATTATGCATAAGTATATTTATAATTCTCCTAAAGTGTACATCAGACTAGGATCGATGATGAATGAGTTATCAATCATCCAATCTTTATTCACTAATACCTCAGTTGTTTTTGTCGATCTATCATCTAAAGTAAAGGTTACATTCTTATGAATAACACCATTAAAGGTAAAGTCTAACATAACCATAGGCCTCTCTTCTAATCCATTGTCGCCATTTAATCTAATCTTTTTAATACCATACAGCTTCATTGTATATTCACGGCCGTGGGATGTAAAGGTTACTTTATCATTTTTAACTACAAGATCGTCGGCATGCATAACAAGAGTCTTAACAGAATTGCCAGTATCTAATTTGGCCTTCATCTTACCAAACAAATCAAATTCAAATATTTCTCTAACACCAATCGCAGTTTTAGCTTTAATCCAATTATCTGAGTTAGTTATGGTTTTAATTACTTTTCTATTAATAGATGATCCAATAGTCTGCTCGATGCCCTCAGTGCCTGCTGATGAATTCACTTCAAGTACTAATGGATTACCCTTATTAGGAATAAAATCTACCCCAACCCAATAACCACTAACGGCGTTAGCAGCTGCTAGTGCAACTTCCTCTTCTTTCTTAGATAGCTTATATTTTTCAGTGGTTGCACCTTGCGCGTAATTTGATCTAAAATCATCATCTGGCACGTTGCGTTGCATAACCCCAATGATTTCACCATTTAATACATGCACTCTAATATCAAAGTCTGATTTAATATATTCTTGTAATAACAAATCAGAGCTTTCATCAAGCTTATATAATAATTGGGTAATAGATTCTAAAGCTTGCATACTCTCAATAAGCAATACACCGACACCTTTAGCACCACGTAGGGTTTTAAGAATAACTGGGAATTTAGTATCTAGTTTGTTAAATGCTTGCTCAGGGTAATTGGTTTTGATATTATCACCAATAGCAATTAAGGCGGTCTTAGGTTGAGCTATACCAGCCTCATCGAGGATAATTGAAGTTCTGAATTTATCAGCACATATCTCATTACACAAGCGGTTGTTGACCGTCATGATTTTTCGTTTTTCTATTTGAGATAGTAGGTCTAAATAAGAGTCTTTAAGGGTGATTGACCCGCGAACAGCAACGACTGTATCTTGAGGGGATATTTCAAATCCCTTCTTATCATCGATGTTGAATATCTTATTGTCTTTAAGGTAGGCACCTTCAAGGTTTACCGCATAAACTTCACCACCGGTTTTAGTCATTTCAGCGGATAGACGCTCAACAGTTTCAGACTTAACGTCTTTGGTTAGTATTACTAGTTTCATAAGTCTATTTATAAACTTTTAATAATAATATCTAAATCTTTAATATCGCTATACTTCTTTAACTTTCGTAGTTTAGATGGGACTCTACGCATTATCACGTCTTCATTAATAATACCTTGATGTGCTAAGATAGCCATCATTGCAATAACATCACCTATCTCTTTTTCAAGGTTCTTTAAATTACCTTCTTCAGCACCAAAACGAAGTATCTTGGACACCTCAACTTGGACCTCGGCACATTCTTCAGCTAGGATTATTAGGGCTTCGTTCATCTTTCTTACCTATAACATAATCACCTGCTTTCATAGCATCATCTAACACAAGCTTTAGAATTTCACCAACACATTCGTTGAATCTTGGAGTGCCATGAGGATCTTCATCTAAATAATCAACCACCTCATAATCAAATGAAATGGATTCATCATCTTCATTCAACTTAATAGCATCGTAACTATATACAACACCATGATATAACCCACCTTCTAACTTAATAAACCATTGCTCTTGATCTAAATCCTTCTCAACGAAGGACCACTTATCGTAATCTTTTTCTGCTTTCATAATAATCTAATGCTATCCCTAATAATAAAAACGGTGTCCATATCAATGCTGATATTAACGCAATCCCCATTACTATACCAGCTAATATTAGGATTATCGCTATGTTCAACCAATCAACTACTTCTTGCATCTCTTTGACTGTGGCTTACGTTTGCATCTATAGCTGCCGTGGCTATAAGTCTTCTTACTTAGTCTATTGCCGTTGTTATCTTTGCGTATCTTTACGCCATCAATTGCTGTCTTACTCATTTTATTTCTCCTGTGTTGTGTTTAATTCCCATTTTAAATACTGATTTTACATTAGGGTATTTTTGTCTAATATGGGCTTTGTCAAATCCCAATAATGATTTATGAACACCATTATGGAATATCACCGCCCATTTTGTCATTACAGGCATTATTGATCACACTCTTTTATAATAGACTTTAACTGTCTTCTTAACTTATTGTATTTAAATTCAAAGACTTCTGCCGTTTTTCTTTCTTCTTCATACAGCTCTTTGTAGTTAGGCTTTTTAGTAAATAAGTTCTTTACCCTTTCTTTATAATTTGCTATCATTTTTTCTCCTCTAATAAATAATCAATACCAGCTTCTTCAAATAATTTTTTAGTTAAATTACAACTATCTTCCCAACCTGGTTTTATCTCTTTACATTGGGCAACCACTTGTGTAATACCAACTTGAATAATTGCTTTAGCACATTCATGACATACACCTAAACCAGATATATACATTGTAGATCCTTGCAATGATTGGCCATTTAATGTAGCATTGTAAATAGCATTCATTTCAGCATGAACTATTAACTCATACTTACGCTTTTTATCATTATATCTATTAGCGTTATCTCTGATGTTTCGCGGAAAGCCGTTATAACCTTGTGATAATATTTGTCCTTTATCACCTACAACTACCGCACCGACCTGAGTTGATGGGTCTCTACTCCAACTAGCAACTTCATTACAAATGCTTAAGTATCGATCAGCCCATTTCTTAGTATGTATCATAATTTAAAGATTTTATCAATAGCTTGAGCACACGCTAATGCAACTTCAATATGTTCTTTTTGAGTTCCATTCTTAGATCGTAGGTCGATGTAATGAATCCAACTTCTAATAGTTCCATTCATATACATCCTACTCATAGTGTTACCTTCAGGCAATACTGCTCTGGCTTGTTCTTTAGCAATACCATTCTCAATAGCCCAATTATAAGCGCTAAGTGCATTTTTAATAACGTTCTCTTGTTTGATTCTCCACATAGCACTTAATACTTCATTGTTATTTTCAATAGAGTTCTGTCTATTCTTAGTATCTTGTAACCTAGCTTCTCTTAACATAAATGATAGGTCTTTAGTAGGATCGGCATATCGTTGAGAGAACTCTTGGAAAGAAAATGATCTATGTCTTAGGATTTGACGTGCAATATCTCTTGTAGTTTCAATTTCAATACAAGCACTTACCATCTCTAATGGAGACCAATGTTGGTGTTTAATCAAGTACCCAATTAACTTATCAGCGGTCTCTTTATTAAGCTGGTTGGATGGATTACTTACTCTAGCACAGTATGCAACTAAGTCTTTTACATCATCCAAACCTTCTTCTTTAAACTCTTCTGACGGTGTTGAATAACTCACTAACGTTGCTTTTGTTCTTGTGGTGTGTGTTACTGGTGTTGCTACCTTATCTACTGTTTTTATATTATTTGTTCTTTTCATTATACTGTAAATCCTTCAAAGTTGTTAGTGGTACTTGCTTGAACAGTACCCAAATTTAACGATTGTGCAGAGTCTTCGACATCATACAATCTCATCTTAGCTCGATCAATTCCAACGACAAATTTCTTTGTAGCTCCTGTTGGATCGTTATATCTATTCTTTAATTGCTTCACCATTATTTGATTTAGATTCTCCAACTCTTCAGTAGAGATTAAAGCAAACATTAGATCTGCCGTTGCTGGTAGACCAAATGATTCCGAAGTATCTTCAAGTCCTACATCTGAATTACCATAACCACCGCGTGTTGTTTGAGTCGCGGATAGTATAGGTAGGTTATTCTCAATAGCCAAGCCACGTAGCTCTTCAGCAATGGCTTTAACATATTGATATGACCCACCAGCACCGTCAGCTTTCATTCTACTACTAGAACAAATGTTTAGATAATCAACACAAATCAAATCTGGTATGAAGTCCTTCTTTAACTTCAACTCATTAAGTAAGGCTCTGAAGTGAGAAGCATTAGCAGCACCTGTAGGATATTCTTTAACAATCAACTTACCAATACCACCGTTAGCAATCTTATGTAACTTCTTATCGAACATATCTTTACTTAAGTTCTCTAACTGGTCAATAGGTACATTCATCAGATTAGCATCAATACGTTCAGCAACTCTTTCTTCGGACATTTCCATAGATATGTATAACACATTTTTCATCTGTGTTAAAGCACCTGCAGCTACATGACACATAAACAAAGACTTACCTACACCTGTGCCTGCAAGGGCAATATTCAAACTCTTGTTAACAAGTCCACCTTTAGTGATCTTGTTAAACATCTCTAAGTCAAACGGTAAATGTTCTTCCTCTCTATGATAAAACTCATAGCGATCATCGGAGTTATCAATATAGTCATGGCCAATGTTAGTATCAAATGAAACACCTAATGCATCACTTAATAATTCAGGCAATGCATTGTTTTGAAGTGTGTCATGCTTACCATCAATAATATCAATAGATTCCATAATGGCAAGGTAAATAGATCTATCTTGACACCACTTCTCAGTTTGTTTCGTTAACCATTCTGCATTAGTATCTTCAATCACTTTATCCAAATCATTAGCGATAGCAAACACTTCACCGATTTCATCTTGATGGATATTACCATTCTTCTGAAGCTCAACATTAAGTGCTTCAACGTTAGGCATTTTACCATATTCAGTAACAAACTTAACAATCTCATTGAATAAAATCTTATGAGGACCATTAAAGTATTTTGGCTTGATATGAGGTATTACTGTTCTAGTATAATTTTCATCTTGAATTAAGTTACGTAATATTAATGTTTCTAAATTCATTCAGAGATATCACCTTTAATCATAGTGGCATGACCGATTTCATACTTATTCTTTAAGAAGTCTTTGAAGGCTTGATCTTTAAGGATAGGTTCCCAGAACTCGCCATCTAATGCTTTAGCTCTTAACTTATCTTCGGAGACTTCACCGGTTGCGGTGTTCACTTTTGAATACCAACCCATCGTAGGCTTAACAACAAATCCACCTTCAATAGCAGCATCTAATAAACCAGTGTATCGATCAATACCACCTTCCCAAGTTACACCAATAGGAATCTTGCTCTTCTCTTTAACGAAACGAGACTTTTCAATATTAACAATAAAGTTATAACCTTTAATGTCCTTACCTTCTTTCTCTTGTTGTCTACCAATGATCCAAATGTTATCAGCACTATAGTAAATTCCAGTTCCACCAGACACAACAGCTTTAGAGAACATCTCCATTGTTTGGTAGGTATGATTGATTGCAAGCATTGGAATATCTCTCATTGAAAGATATGGTGTACACATTCTAAACAAACCTTTCAAGGCTTTAGCACGTGACATGTCAGCAACACTCTTCTCATTCTTAGCATCTTCCATTTCTTTCTTAGATGCAAGGTTACCAATAGAGTCAATAACAATAATAACTTTATCTTCTTTCTCGATAGCTTCTAACTGATTTACCACATCAAACTTTAGCTCTTCAACGTCAGTGATTGGTGTATGTAATACTCTACTAGTGTCAATACCGAAACTTTCAAAGTATGATTGTGGTGAGCCGAACTCTGAATCATAGAATAACATAATAGCATCATCATGTTTCTTAAGATAAGCTGCAGCCATTAACAAACCAAACGAAGTTTTGAAGTGCTTCGATGGTCCGGCAAGTACAGTTAGGCCTGATGTTAATCCACCATCGGGATCACCAGACAATGCTACGTTAATCATCGGAACTGATGTAGGTACCATATCCTGATTAGTGAATAGCTTAGATTTGTTAAGGATTGCCGATTCCTTAATTCTACTATTCTTCTTGAGTTTATCCATTATACTCATATATTTCTCCTTTTTTCTACTTGATAGATCTATTATAACACAAAACGCGGTAAATGTACACCGTTATTTTAAAAATTCTTCTAAAGAACTTGACCTATTTGTCATAACTAGCTTCTTAGATTTATTGTCTTGAATAAGATAATCATCTCTAATCATTTCACATGTCCCTTCTAAATACCGTTTAATATTAGTTGCCATATCAGCTGCTGTCGTGAGAGGTACATTCTGACAGATATGATTAAGGTTCTTTTTAGGGCTAATAATATTAAAGTCTCTAGGCAACTTCATAAACTCCATAGCTTCACGATATGTTAAGTATCGATCTTCATCAGGGTGTGTTACGTTCATAGGAAGATGTCCAACAAAGGCACCTGTATAATCAGATGGGATTTCACTAGTACGTCTCATAAGGTTACCACCACCAGCAATTTTCTCTGCATTTCTCAATGCTTTATCTGCAGCCTTTGGATTACCATTCTTCCTTAACCAATCAGCAACTTTAGTATAATCACTGTGTTTCTCTATATACCATTGGGCATTAACACTTCGACCTGGCTCAAGACTGGCCACAAATTCTTTATGGGTAATACCACCACAAATCTCTTCAAGAATAAATTTATAGTAATGATCATCTTGTGAAGGAACTTTATTAGATGTAAGAACATTCATTGGATCAGCTGGATCACTCGGCACTGACCTAATCATTTCACACATGTTTTGATTAGGTCTATTATAATATTCAAACAATGGGATTTCATCACCTTTCCAAAAGAAGTAGAAAGTTCTATCTCTTACCTGACTTAAGCCATGCAATAGACTCTTTGTTTTGTATATCGAAAAGGTATAACCATACTCCTTTCCAATCTTACGTATCTTCTCGACAACCGGTGAACCCAATTTAGTTGCAAGACGTGGCGCATTCTCACCCCAAAAAACCTTTGGTTGCATATTCTCTAATACATGTTTAGTAGTATTAATCATCCAATCATTAACAGATGAGTCAGCACTAGCAGAAACACTCAACGAACTTAACCCAGCACAAGGACATACAGTATTAACTACGTCCACCTGTTCAAGGTTAACCTTTGACATATCATCTTTATCTAAAACATGATACGGTACTTCATAATTATAATATTCTAATAAGTGTTTATCGTTACTAGCAAACACATCATAAGATAAAATATACTCTGGTCGTTTACCAAAAGCGCTTTCCATTCCGAGAGTTTCACCGCCGATCAATGGGACAATACTAGCATACTTCATTCATAATCTCCTTAAATACATTATTTGAGTCTTGGTGATCTTTGTAATATTCAAAGGCCATTTCTCTCCACTCATTTCTCATTACATTATCACTGGCTAGTTTATTTATTAACGCTAGTGATTCATCCATATTATGTTGATCAAACCAGATTGTTCCGGTGTTCTTGTCATTAATCATGCGGTTATCAGTAGATCTATGGGTGACTAATCTACCGTACTCAGCGTTAAACACTGGAATAGTTCCGGTACATACAACCTCACAATGTGTATATTCAATAGAACGATAGATATATTTCTCTTTCATTCTAGACAATTGATAACCAAAACCTACTCTTGACATACGATGTAACAAGTCATCATTGATATAAGGACCAAATACATAAGCATCTGAGCCATATTTTAAATCAATGTCTTCAATATTTTCTGCTACATGTGAATGAAACTCACCTAAATTCTTAAAGTCAATAAATGCAGGTGATCTTTCAATGCCTTCCATAGTAACTAAATGACCTTCTTTCTTAAGTAACTCTGTAAACTTAAACATCTCTTTGTATCCTTTCCAAGATGTAGTTCTACCAATCCATTTATGGTGAAGTGGATCTTGTTCTTCAATATCTTTCCAATACTTAGCACGCACCAAATCAAAGTCCATCGCAGGTTGGAATGTTCTTACTTCTTTAGAGTCACTCCACAACGTATTAGTATATTCATCTACGATCTTAGCAAAGTCATTGCTTAATGCATGAGCGTAAATATATTTAGAAGCGTCGATAGCATCTTCCTGACAAGCGTTACGTCTAATAGACAATGCTGAATGATCATGTTGTATTAACATAATATCAGTGGTAGTACTATTAATAACTCGTTTAAAGTTCAGGATTGCATTTTCATCATGTGCTATAGATGGAAGTGATTCAATAATAACAAGATCGGCATCATTGCAACGATTCAGTACTACTGCAGCTTCATCATCCTTTTTGAATTTAACTTCAGAAACATTGAATACATGTGACTTGTTGCGACTCCACTTTTTGTCGGTGAGTGCTATGATCTGTGAATCATACCCATTATTGTTTAACCAATTATCAAATTCAATCGTGAACTTTGTTACACCACATCCTTCAATACCTCTTCCCATTAAATGTATTATCTTTTTCATTATACCACCAAATCAAAATGTTTTTCATATACGTGGAGATTCTGTACTTGCCAATGGATATCACCAGTTGATAACTCGTCCGGATGATCTTCATGTAAGTTAATGTATTTAACTAAAGAGTCTAATACATACTTTTGCCAAGCGTAATCATTCTTATATCCAAAGACTACATCATTAGATCTCATTTGAACAACACAGTGGATTTGCTTGTTTCTGATATAATATGTAACTGCATTAGTACAGATGAAGTCTGACATACCACCTTTATCAAATTCGGTCCAAACCGATGGGCGATTGTAAACCATTTCAGCTCTTCGTCCATCAGGGTTGTTAACTAATTCATTTCTAACATTAAAATATTGGTTATGATATTCTTTAGAGAATATTAACTTACCATAGTTTGAATTGATATTGCCATGCTTATCCGCAGCATATTTCCAAGCTGCAGGAGCATCACGTTCGTCACCATAAATGTCATTGATATTAGTTGACATACTCTCATACCATTCAATCTCTTTAGCAATATAACCATCAACTGGTTTGCCGAAGATAGCATTCTCATCAGCAATAAAAGAAGCTCCGATTAATTCAATAGTCTTAGCTCCAGTCTTATCAATGGTGAATTCCTCTTTAGCTAAGGCCTGTTTGAAATGTTCTCTTATATCACTTACGTTCATTTTCTTCATTTTGTTTCCTCATAAATTCGTTTAAGTGCACGTTCATCATTCGCGTCAAATTTAGATAAGTGACTACATATCTTTTCACCAAAATCTAAAGATTCACCCATTGTTTTGAAAGACTTGCCGAAGCTTCGTTGTGGATATCGCTTATCTTTAGGTTGATAATTGTTAACATAAAACCGGGTGGTGTATTTGCCATCTTTATTATTATGATAAATAGCAATCTTTTGTGTGCTGTCTACATGTGTATAGACTGTTGGAAACTTTATATTTTGTACTACAAACATTATTTTTCTTCTCCTTTATATCTGTCATCCATATCTTTATGTTCATGGTAATACATTAATAGTATTGCCATTTGTGTTAATGCATGTGTTAAGTGGGGTTTGCCTGATTCAGGATCAAGATCTTCTCCCATCCAAAATGCATTGAGGTGTCGTTGAATAGATGAATATGTTCTTGACCATTCACTATAATCTTTCCGCCAATCGTTCATACCATATTTCTCTGCACCAAAGCCAAAGACTTCAGCCATTTGTAATAACACTTCTGGCGGGATAAGTGCTATGTTTGGTTTACCATTATCTAATTTCATTTTTACTCCTGTCTATAGATCTATTATACCATAGTTCTCGGTAAAAGTACATAGCTATTTAGTGATTAATTGATTGTTTAAAGAAATGAATTTATAACCCCTAGGGTATTGACTAGGCTTAGATTCATTAAGCATATCCTGTACATCAATAAGACCTCGGTAATAAAATTTAACGTTATCACCAGCCTTTAATAATCTAGGATTTTTATAATTACGGCGTGTTGAGTAAAACACTACGAGGTCTAGCAATTCATTATCATAATTGTTTTTGTATTGATCAAATTTCTCTTTTGTATGAATGCCAAAGGTTCTATGCTGATTTTGAATTTCTTTAAAATCTAATTTAAATCCATCTAATATCCCATCACTTTCCCAGCCTTGACCTAAGCTTGTAGCATCTTCAATCTGGTCATGCTTAAGTAATAACCATTCAAGGAATAGTGAATCCATTCCCAGTTCATTCTTATATGTTCCCTTTGCCCATTCTCTATTTCTAAAATGAATAAACGCTAGCGGGACTGTCTGCTGTGGCATACTCAATAGCCCGTTCAGCTTCTTTGACAAATGCTCGATTTTTGTACCATTGTCCTGTCTCATTGTCGATCTCCTTACATAGTGTTGTTATCTCCAACGCCGTTATTGGATATTTTTTGCGAAGTGCATTCCCGGCAATGTTTAGCATAATGCCATACATCTTAGAATACCATCCAGTTTCACTGATAAGTCTATATTCATTTACCAGTTTTTTATTTACAAATGGGCAATCATGATAACTTGTCCAGTGTATGTTTGTGTTTGTTAGTACGCTCCTACGATGTGCTAACATTTGTTCCCTGATCGCAGGTGGTAACTTATCTATGAAGCTGCCACCGGTCTTCTCTACATAATCGTGCTTTAGCATAATAGCATTAGGGTTCATTACATCACCTTTATTTGTAAAGATGAAGTTGTCTGCGCCTGCGTACGTAGCGGGTATGTAGTACATGCGCGATAGATCCTTTGTTTGGGGATCACCAATATCATTTAATTCTTTATTGAGAGCATACCAAAAGTGTTTGATCTTATCAGCTGGAACATCATTACTTAAGGGGAATACCAATCTAAACTTAGGTTTCTCTTTAGTAGACGATGCCGTCGAATAACATACATAATAATACTCTTTAGTTAACTCCTTTAAAATCTGTTCAGCATCAACATCAACATCTACCGCGGCCCAACCAGCCCACGATACAACGTTATCATTTGCTCTGGTCGTGTCAGGTAAATAGATAGCAGGTGTCATTAACATTGCTGATTGCTTGTCGGGCAATGGTTTCTTAGACAGTGTATATAACATGTCTTCAAACTTTGCAAATGAATCGAAGCTCATTCGCTTATGGGTTTTATTATCGTATATCGATTTGTAAAGAGTTAACTCGGTCATTATACTACGTAAATGAATCCACCATGATTGCCTAAATGATCCGGCGCTGTCCAGTCTTCAGGTTTAATAAGATCTGGTAGTCCTAAAGGATTGGGTCTTCCTTCTTTAATACCAACGCTCTTATCCATGTTAGCTTTAAGAACTTTATTCCATGCTTCGTTAGCATCAACTTCCATTAAGTCTAATGTTCCAATAGCAAATACACACATATCGATTAGTGCATCTACCATCTCCTCAGCATCATTTGCTTTAATAGCATCTTTAAACTCATCCACTTCTTCTTGGACGCATTCAGCTCTAAATCTAATAAACGATGATAGTGTACTTACATCCATCCCCTTTACTAGTGTGTTAATTCCATATTTGTCATGCATCTTGTGCATGTCTAGTGGCCAATTTATACTCATTATATTTTCTCCGTTATATATCTATTATACCATAGTTCTCAGTAAAAGTACACCCTTAAAAAAAGTTTTCTAAAGTGAATTCTGGTTCTGCTTTCCATCCGATCGAATCTAAAATCGGTGTTATCACACTCATATATGTCTTATCAAATTGCATATCATAATCTATATATGATTCTAACTTAAGTTGCTTTGGTAGATAATCAATGAAAGAGATTACATTCTCCTTTATTGGATTAGGCTTCTTAAGATATGTGAATTTAATCTTGTCGCCTGGTGTAATTAGATTCACACGACGTTTAAGTCTATTCTCTGTAATAAAATTGTTATGAAGGAGTGCACCACGAACATGAATAGGTGTACCTTTCGAATATACAGTTTCGCTATCCTTCCATTTATCAAGCTCGTTAACACCACGAGGGAATGCTACTTGCTCTGGTGATGCTGACACGAATACTTGTTTAAAGTCTGCAATTTGTTTTTGAACACTTTCTTCGTCCTTAGTCATAATCGTCGTGAATAAACTCTTTAATTCATCACGACATATCTCAGGGGTAGAACTCTTAATAGCTTCAATACCCATAATCTTTAACTTGGGCTTAGTATATCGAACACCTTCGTTATCATGTACATTTAAGATGTAACGTTTCTTAGCTGTCCAAATACCTCGATCAGCAATAACTTCTCGACCCATGACCATTTTATTAGTGATACCACCCAACCTAGAGTATAAATCATTATAAGCGTTAACAAGGACATTCTCCAATTTACCGCCACAAACTTGATCAAGGAAGTCAACAGGGTTAGGAGGGTTAAGCTTATGTACAAGAGGACCCAGGTTGACGTAAACACTATCAGTGTCAATAGCAATAACATAATCAGTGTTTCCATTTGTCTCCATTAGTTTGTTTAAATATTCATTAAGATGTTTCTCTGCCCATTTGATCGTGGCTTGTCCAGATAATGTTACGGCAGTAGCAATACGTATATCAAAGTATCTGAACCATATATTACCCATAGCACCATACAACGAGTTTAAAAGAAGCTTGATCGCTAACTGATTATTCTTAGCAATAGCAATTCTTTTCTCAGCTTCATAAATTGCAGTCTTATTTGACTTATCACAATTCTCTAAATCCTGTTGTGCTTTTAACATTTTTTGTTTAATTAATACACGCTCTTCGTACATCTCTTCAATAATACGAGGGAGTACACCTTGCTTAGAAGTATCGAATCGTACACCATTAGCGGCTAGTGCCGTATCAGGCCTTGAGTTCTTAACTTTATTATCTAATATACTATCCACTGTCACTTGCAAGTCTTTACCCACAATGATAGTTTCAGGACTCATGTTATACTGCATAATGATCGAAGGATAAAGTGAGTTCAAGTCAAACGATACAACCCAGTCATGCTTGCCAACTATAGGATCTTTAACATATCCACCCGGATAAGATTCTTTCTTATGAGATTTTGGTTGAGGAATAGCTATACCGATCATGTCTAGATCACGATAAATAATTGAATCCCAAATAGCAACAGTACCCATAACATCGTTATAGTTAACACCACCTTTGTATGCCATTGTCATTGCAAGCGTAATAAGACCTAGCTTATCCTCAAGGCGATCGATCAACTCAACGTCTTTAATATTATAGTCAATAAACTTTTGATAGTTCTTTGCATATAGTATGTTAAGATCACCGAACTCTTCATAGGATAACTTCTTCTCACCTAATTCAACATGAGCAATATGATCTAGTTTATACGATTCTCTTGGTACATGCGTAAACTTCTTATATATTTCAAGATAGTCAAGAATAGTTACACCCTTTAACTCAAAGGTTTGTCGTGCATGACCAAAGGTTTCAATCTTTCGTTCTGCAATATCACCCCAAGGCGATAACTTCTTCATTATAGTTTCACCACATACCGATGCAATTCTATTTACAAGATATGGTATATCAAAGAAACGTACATTCCAACCGGTGATGATATCTACATCTTGCATATGAATAACATATCGCATAAGCAATTCTTTCTCATCATTACATTTAGTGTATATCACTTGGTTGGTTTGCATATATGACTTCTCAACATCATATTCACCACAACCAAAGACATAATAGATATCATCAATGTTATTCTTGCATGTGATTGCAGTCACTTCTTGATCTGCTATATCAGGGTGAGGGAAACCGTCTTCGAATTTTGTTTCAATATCGATAGAGGTTATGTTGATATGTTTAGGATCCCATTCGATCTGGCCAGGGAATTCTTGATTCAGATATTGAATAGCATAATTGGTATTACCATATATGTTAAACTTGTCGACTCCAGAATATTGCTTGACAAAGTCTGAAGCTTCTCTCATTGAACTAAAGTTGATAGGTTCAATGTTACTCCCGTCAAGAGATTTCCATTTAGAAGAAGTATCTTGTGATGTTACGTAAAGAGTAGGTTTGAAAGGGACAGCGCGTTGGACACGCTTTCCGTCTTCATAGCCGATATAGCGAATTTTACTGCCATATCGATATGCGTTAGTATATAGTTTTTTGTTAATCATGTATCTATTATAACACAATTAACAGCAAATGTACACCTTTTATGTAACTATTTTTGTATCATTTGTTATAATACCTGAAGTAGCTTCTAAGAATTTATCAGCCATTCGAGATGAAGGATTAACCACAAACATGATATCCTGTGTTCTCAGTGGCAGAGTTTTAAAATCCGCATAGGCCATATAAGGCAAGAACTGAATCTTGGCATCGGCTGTAGGGATAATAATTAGAGGGTTTTCGATAGTTACATGGTTTTCGTTAGAGTCTGTTATCTTGCATAAAAGCTCTTCGCCTGTTACTAGTCTTACGATTTTTGGGTCACTCATTAGTGTTTCTCCATTATGTATAATATAGTATACAGTATACAGCTTAATGTATACTGTAATGTACTATTAGCCTAAAAGCAATTCTTTAGCTTTAGCGGTGAATTCACCTAACTTAATAGTTTGGGGTTTGTCTTCCTCTGGGGTTGTGTTCTCTAATCCAATTAGTAACACCCCATCAACAATATCAGCACCAACCACTTTAATAGTCTCAGCTAAAGTAAATGATCTTGTAAAGTCTCTCGTTGAAATACCCTTATGGATATATTCATCGCCATTTGCGAATTTATCTTTAGTACCTGTAACGGTTAAGATTCCCTTCTTTAAGACCACATCGATTTCATTTAATTTGAATCCAGCCACTGCGATTTCAATCAAGTAATGATTATCATCTTTCTTTACCACATTATATGGCGGGTACGATTGTTGTTGTTTAGGGTTGTTCAACGAATTGAATAAGTCGTCGAATCCAAAGAATAGATCTCTTTGATAGTTTGTCATACATTTCTCCTGTTAAGCGAGTTTTAATTATAGTGACCCTCTTGGATCACTGCTACATTAAGGCACCCGAAGCATGCCTTAAATTCTATTTTATGCCTATGTTGTACTTAGGGCATAATTCCCATTCGGACTTATCCTTATGGGAAATAATTTTAATTTGGTTAAGAGGGGCGGTGGCACCAATAACCTCTACTGTTTCTAATAAACCCCAATCAGACATTAAGGTAACAATGGTATTACGTCGACCAATGTCATTTTCTGTTAGGTTAGATGGCTTACCATCTAGTAAGAATAACTCTTTAAAGTGGGTAATGAAATATCGTCCTTGCTTATGAAGGATGTGACATGACTGATATAATTTTGAGTCCTTCTTTGAAGCAACTCCCATTCTAGTTAGGGTCTCTCTTATTTTTAAGAAGTCATCTGGTTGTGCTAGTGTCACTTCCAACATCATATCGGGATTCCAATTTGCTATCTCATCATTTAGTTCCACCATGATCTATACGTTCCTTTATAATTTTCAACTGATTATTAGTTAAAAGCGGAAGAACGTCTCTGGCCTTTTCATTCGAATACCCGTAGTATTCTTTAATACATTTTATATCATCAGACTCAGAAGCTTTATTCCACTTCGAGAAACGTTTGCGTTTCCTGATAATATTTATATAAAACGCGAATTGCAATTGTCCATCGACATGTGCTTTCATATTCATCTCATTAGCGTATAACACAGTGTCAGGAAAATAAGAAAGACCGCGGTTAACCATAAAGGCCGGATAGTCTTTGTTATCTATTACAGTATCTTTAAAATGATACCATACATTTTTATTAATAGCATTTAAATAAGAGAACGGATTCTTATCTAAGGCATTGGTGTTATGATTTAGTGTCATTTAAATTGACCTTGTGACATGATCTCGGTGAGACAAGCAACAGTATTCAATTCATGATCTGCAACGAATGCATCTTTATATGAGTAGTCGGCAAGTGTCATAACCAATTGAGGTATATAAGAAGGATCAACATACTCTAGCATGTTATCATATATCATTCTGAATAACTTAGCACTCTCCATATCAATGTTATCCACAACCCATTTACGCATACCTTTAAAGTTCTTTTTCTTAAGGTCAACCATAAGTTCTTTAATAGACGTTTCTGATAATGTCACTAGAATGCCTGCATCAATAGTACCACCAACACTGTACCGTTGACATTCATTCAGGACACGCCTCCAGTCAGGCATATGTTTCATGATTAGTTCAGCAACAACTCTATCTTCAAACTTGATATGTTCAGTTGTTAAGATAGTCTTAAGACGTTCCATGAATTGACCGGCCATGATAGCCTTTGAACCAGTATTGAATTCATACACAGAACACCGTGAGTGCAATGGTTCAATAATTCTATTCTTGAAGTTACAAGTTAGAATGAATCGACAGTTGTTAGAGAACTCTTCAATGAATCCACGAAGAGCCGGTTGAGTAGATTGGGGGTTTAGGTAATCAGCCTCATCTAAAATGACTACTTTATATCCTCCCTGTAATGAAACAGTTGAAGCGAACTGTTTGATTTTACCACGAAGAGTATCGATGTTTCCATCTTCCGAACCGTTAATGATTATATGATCAAGCCCCATTTCATTACAAAGCGCTCTGGCTACAGTGGTCTTACCAATACCAGCTGAACCAGTAAACATCATGTTTGGAAGCTCACCACTCTTGATTATTTGTTTAAATGTAGTCTTTAAAGACTTATCTAAAATACATTCATCAACAGTGGCTGGGCGATATTTCTCAACCCATAAAAAATCATTTCTCATTCACATCTCCATAGTATAATTAGGTGGTTGTTTCACGCCCATTACAACCAAAATGGAAACAAGGAAAGGAGCTATTAAGCTTTAAACCTTTGCGTTAACTTATATCTATTATAACATAATGCGTACTAAAAGTACACCGTTATTTGGACAAATCTTCGAACAAATCTTCAATGTCATTGTTAGTTGCTTGCACTTCTGCCATATTGGCTTTATGCATAATATTAGCAACTTTTTTAAGTACTGCTTTATTGATGTCATGTTTCTCAGATAGTACGTTCACTGTCTCTTTAATGAATTCACGTTCACTATCAATACGAATCATTGAGTCAATAACATCACCCATCACTTTCTTCACGTCTTGCTTATCACTCTCTAACATAATATAATTCCTATAATATAATTTGGTGCCCCTTCACTGACTTGAACAGTGGACCTGCCGATTATGAGTCGGACGCTCTAACCAACTAAGCTAAAGGGGCGGGTCTTACTACATGCCTTCTTTATCAGCATCTTCATCAGCATCTGGTTCTGCTGGCTTATTAGCATCAAGGAATGCTGTTAAACGATTACGTACAGTACCAACATCGGCTAATTCAGCACCTTCAAAGGCACCTCGTTTAGTCACAATATCAATGATTTGTACGCATGCCGCGATATCTTGTAAACCAATACCTGGTGCTTCTGCCTCTACTTGTGCTTCTTCTACTTTATCTGTCATATTATACTCCGATTTTAGATGATTTTTCTAATGCTAACCAATAGTCAACATTGTCTGTAGTTACCTTTGATATCATTTTCGAAGCTACTTCGAATTTATATTCATCGGCTTGATTAAACTTAAAGTTGTTTATATTAAAAACAAACTCAAAGTTCTCTTCAGTATCAATAGAGCAATTGGCAATATTGATACTAAATTCGTTTGAAGTTGGATTATCACGATCAGTTACAGTTAACTTTGTCCATAAACCACCTTCAGTATTCTTGGTGATTACCATGTCATTAGCTTTCAGTGCACCAGATGCTTTACGTATAGAAGCAAGTTGGCTATCTGTAATGGTGAAAGTGAGTGCACTCTCAGGCATAGTAATATCTTTGTCTGATGTAACTAAATTCTCTACATCAGAGAAGAAGTATTTAATTGATTGAATACCATCTGAGAATGTCACAAACTTCTGAGTATCAGAGAATGTCAATTCAGCATCATCGAATAAGCTATAACAGCTTAAAAATTCTGGCAAATCATATACACCAAACTTATACGGGAATGCATCTGTGATATTTGCTTTAGCCATTACGTTCTTAGCGATCGCAACACTTCTAACAAATCCTTCTGTGCCAATAACAATATTGCTATTGATTGCGGCGAAGTTCTTTAAGACTTCGACCGTGCTATTATTTAATTTCATAGTGTCTCCAACTGTTCTGTTGTATATGTTTTAATATCGCTAGCTGAATTTAAGATAGCATTTTTCCAGTTTTCACCAAATCTCTTTACGGCATAACCATTAACGAATGCATCTCTATTTCTAATTAAAACCCCAGTGAGGCCGGTTGTTGTTGTATATGTTTCTTTTTTCATTTCTTACTCCTTTTCATTATTTAAATCGTGCTCATTCAATGCTAATAAACTATAATGCATGATCTTGATAAGGTCAGCTCGATTAGCTCCAGCCTTTTTACCATACCTTGCAGCATATTTAATAACGTTACCTAAACAAAAGTCTAGGCCTTTTCCAGTCGCAGATATAAGATCCATTGACTGTGTACCATCGTCACTAGAATAGTGTTGATCATACGTTTTATTTATATAAAGAATAAACTCGTTTAAAAGTTTATCTTCATGATATTTGTAGTTTATTTTATTTTCCATAGATTCTATTATAACACAAAACGCTGCAAAAGTACACCGTTTTGCTGTTTATTTTTAATTAAATTTTGTACTCAGCATAAGGAACATCAAACTCACTGGTTGAAGTATCATTTGGATATTCACCAACACCAGACACAGTAGCATCAACCTTTGTGTAAAGATCAAGGAAAGCTTCTTTAGTATCATTATCAAATCGATTAACACATAAAGCAATTGCCTTGTCTCTTTTTCCGAAGATTGAAAATGTCTGAACAATGTGACATAGTCTGCGAGTAGAGATAATCTCATCAACACCGCCATCTTCGAAAGTCTTTCTGATCGTGTCTGCCCAACCTACAAGTAAATCATTGAATTCATTATCAATCTTTTCGAATTTTTCCATGTGTTTTGCAATGATTTTCTTTTCAACTGCAGGAGCTGGGTAACTCTGTTCAACAGTGATAGTGAATCGTTCTAAGAATGCTTCATCCAGAATTGTAGCTGCTGTGAATCTTCCATCATCAGAACCTTTACCTTTAGTGTTTGCCGTAGCTAATACATTGAATCCTTCTTTAGGTGTTACAACCTCACCGGTCTTTTTAACAAGAATTGGTTTGCCTTCTAACACACCTTGTAAGCACATGATCTTGTTAGTACCTCGATCAATCTCGTCTATAAGAAGGATTGCACCTGCTTCCATAGCTTTTAACACTGGACCTTTTTGGAACACCGTCTCACCGTTAAGCAATCTGAAGCCACCAATCAAATCGTCTTCATCAGTCTCAGGTGATATCTGAACCCTTACATATTCTCTGTTAGCTTTAGCACATGCTTGTTCAACCATGAAGGTTTTACCATTACCAGACAAACCAGTAATGAATGTTGGATAGAACATTTGTGATTTAATAATTTTAAATACATCTGAAAAGTTACCCCATTGAACGAAGGTTTTATCTCGTTCTGGAACAAATACTTCATTGTTGCTTACTGATGAAACACCAATGTTCTTAACCGGTGCAGTCTTTTGTGATGTCTTGAAAGGTACCATTACACCAGCCATGTCGTATATACCACGTCTAATCTTTGGAAATTCGTTAAGTTCTTTATACACTTCACCTGGAGTCATACCAACATCAGCACCAGCAGCAATCACTTGCTTAGGAGATAATTCAGTCTGATCAGCGAAGTTCTCTTGTAGTTTTTCTATTAATTTTTTATTCATTTTTTGCTTCCTTTTTTATTGTTTATAGTTCTATTATACCATAGTTTCACAGTGATGTCAGACTAAATGCGAAATAAAAAGAGATATGGTTTTATATCCCTTTGGAGATAGCGTGTCCTGTGTACACATAATATATTGATGTTGGTGGTTATACACACTATGCAGCCACAGCATCAGTGATTTTATTAACTAATTGCTTAGATTGTTTGTTAGACTTTGAAAAACTTCTGAACTGTCGTTTAACATCGTTAATCTTAATATCATTACCATTTTTATTAGGTTTAACTTCAAATTCATCATCAGCCTTTTTACCAACTTTAACAATGAAATAATCATCATAACCACCACACTTTTTAAAGTTCATAACACCAACACTATTAAATTCTTTAACTAGTCCATTAAATCCATCAGGATGGAAAGCTCTAGGATCATCACTAAGAGTATTATAACCATAATAAAAATCGTGTCTATTTGTGGCTAAGAAGAATCCAATCATAGTTGATTTAGTGAGCTCACCAAGAATCTTAATAGTGCTTGCAGTAAGCTCTGCACGAGACTTGCCAGAAATAATTTTAGATCCAAATTTAATTCTTACATCATCAATATCAATATCATTAGAATCAATATGATATTGATTAGCTACTCTAAGTCTATCTGCAATGCCGTCAGTTAAGATCATTACATTCATGTTCTGAATTCCAGTCTTAGCTTTTAGCTCGTTGATTAATGGTTCACATGCAATAAGACTTTGAATAAGAGGAGTACCACCCATGCTATCTAATGGACATGTTGATGATTGGGTGGAGTATCCATGTGATCTCGCCAATTTAACCGCAAAGAGATGTTTAATACTCTCTTTGAATTGAACTCTATTTAATGATGATGAAAGTATTTGAACTAACTTCAATCCTTGAATATTTTCAATATCATTATCACCTATATGGTCATCAGTAATGCTATCATTATAACCTGTTGTGAATGAATAAGCTTCAAAGGGAATATTAACCTTTTTACAAAACAAAGCAATAGTAATTGTCTGTGAAATAACATCACTTAAAATGCCATTCATAGAACCTGAAAAATCAAGTAACATAAAAATGCCATGTGATTTAGCTTGTGCTAATCTATCAACAGTAAGAAAGATATCTTCTGAGTATTGATATTGGTGAAGCTTATTCATATTCAATGAACCTTTCTTAGCTTCAGTACTTCTTGAGTATTCCCAAGCAGCCTTCTTGCGTTCAAACTCTTTAGCCATCAAATTAACAGTCTTGTTAATTCCACCCTTTAGAAATTTTTCAAATTCTGGTTCAAGCTCATTACATGTATATGATGAAACACCATAATTAGGAGCATATTCATTACGGGCTTTTCTTAACTGTGGGTAAGAAACAACTAATCTTTTAATATTGTCATAAGAGATGCCAGAAGAATATAAAGGTTGTTTACCATCTTCGTTCGTATCAAGCAATTCGCTTTCATTGTCTCTTTGGGCTTGATCTGTTACACTTTTTTCCTTGTTGCCACTTTTTTCCTTGTTGCCACTTTGACTTGTGCTGTCCTCATCGTCTTCTTCAGTTTGATCTGTTACACTTTTTTCCTTGTTGCCACTTTGACTTGTGCTGTCCTCATCGTCTTCTTCAGTTTGATCTTCGCTATCACTACCCGCAGTAGAGTTACTTTGTTCATTTGTATCTTGTGCAACTACTGTAGTTGGTTGTTCTTCATCTTCAGCATAATCTTCTCTATTAGCTAACCAATCATTAATCTCTTGACAAGCATTTAAAACGTCTTCCCAAGTATCAACTGACATAGCTAAATCAACAAACATCTGTTCAGTTTCATTAAATTTAACTGTGTGATATCCTCTACCCTTTGAATGAATATTTAATTTATCCATAAAGTTATATGATGTAAGATCTTTACCAACAGTGCCAAATAAGTTATCATCAAACAAAACTTTATAACCTTGCCTGAATGCTCTAGTGATACCAGGATAAGTCTCTTGTATTTTCTTTTCAATTCTAATATCTTCAATGATATTAATCATATCTCTTGGTACACCCGGAATCTCTTTTTCAGAGTCATGCCACCCGTCTGAAGGTGTATATAAGGCGTGTCCTACTTCATGTCCTACAAGTAAGTCATGAACTGCTTTACCTTTGTCTGCCCAAAGTGGAAGATTTAATACACGATTAATTACATCGAACGATGCTGTCTGATAGTTACCATGTTGAACTGTGAGATTTTCTTTAGCGAGTAACTTAGCTAAATAATCCTGTGATTGTAAATTCATAACTACTTCCTTTTTTATTGTTTATAGTTCTATTATACCATAGCTGGAGAAAATATGTTGACTAAATGCGAAATAAAAAGGGATATGGTTTTATATCTCCAAAGAGATATACATCTATATCTCCAAAGAGATATGGAATTACACTAGTGCAGAGAAGTTATTAAGCTTTTTAAACTCAATCTTTGACTTAAGCTTAGACTCTAATAAGTCTGGCTTGTGAGATATAACAAACGTATTAGTATTCTCATCTAAAGAATATAGAATTTTCATGAGATTGTCGACACCATCTGTATCTAGGCTTGAGTCAAATGTTTCATCAAGTATTAATAAATTGGTGTTAGTTGAATTCTTCATTTGAGCTATCTTACGCCATGCAAATAATAATGCTAAATCTATACGCTGCTTCTCACCTTCAGAGAAGTTAGCATATACAAATGAATCTCGATGACGACTCTTAATAGTTTCAGAGAAATTCTCATCTAAGTTAAATGATACAAAGAAGTCTAGTGTTTGCAAATATTGATTGATTAACATATTCATTGCAGGTAAGTACTCTTTAATAACCTTAGTACGAATACCAGTATCTTTAAGCATCTCACTGGCTATATCATTATATAACATCTTATCTGATAACTCATCGAAGGTATCTCGTAACTCATCAGCACTCTTCTTTAATCTATTTAACTCAGCAAGATCATCAGCAACATCAGTGATCTCATAACTCTTATTGTTATGTTCTGTTATCATGTTATTAATCATTTGCATATTAATCTGGATAGTCTTGATCTCTGACCCTACACTAGTGATCTCCTGGATGCACCTGTGTAACTCACTAATGTTACTATCCACATCGCCAATATTATGTGAACACAGGACACGACTGTCTTCTAGAGCCTTTGCAGCATCCTTTACGCCTTCCATTTGTTGCATTTTAAGATCTTTTGTGATCTTTTGTTTGCACGTTGGACACTCATTATTTGCCTCAAAGAACCTGCTCTTCGTAACTAAGGCCTTTATGCCACTTTTGATCTCGCCCATGTTCAGGGTTAAACTAGTCTTTTCAGAATTGCTTGTATTTAAGTCACTTTGTATCTTTGCTAGATCACCAAAGGCTAACATCTCTTCTGTCTTCGCCTGCAAGTCATTCGCACAATCCTTTAAGTCTTTCTCAAGATCTAATAGATCATCAGCCTTAGATGCCATAGCTGCTTTATTCAAACTATCTAATTTATTAACATGATTCTGCTGATATATTATCTTACTCTTTTCAGCATCTAATAGCAGCTTAGTGTCTTTAAAATGACTTTTCGTATCTGTTGCACGATCCTTTAAGATGCTCTTCATCTTAGAAAAAATATTAACGTCAAGTAAGTCCTCGATGACTTCACGCCTATGGTGTTGTGGTAATTGCATGAATGGCACAAATGAACTTGACCCAAGAACAACAATCTGATGGAATGACTTATGATTAAGCTTTAAGATATTTTGTTCTAAGAACTTCTGATAATCTCTAGTGTTAGCACTCTGGTCTATGATCTTATCGTTTTGATATATCTCAAAGATGTTTGGTTTAATACCTCTTGCGATTTTAAACTTGTGACCAGATGTTTCAAACTCTACCTCAACCAAAGCACCTTTACCGTTAACCGAGTTAATCAATTGGTTCTTCTTAACATTCCTATGGGGTTTACCAAACAAAGCAAATGATAATGCATCTAACATAGTAGATTTACCAGCACCGTTATGTCCTACGATTAACGTAGATTTATGTCTATTCAAATCAATTGATATCTCATTAGCACCTGTTGATAAAAAATTCTTCCATGTAATATTCTTAAATGCTATCATTGGATCTCCATATCTACAGCTTCGGAATATAGGCTATTCATGAGTGATTTTAGTTTACCTTTATCTAAATCTGTATTAACTGATTGGATATAGTCTTCCATTAATTCTTGTGTGTTCTCTACATCTTCAAGAGATGTTTCAACGTTATCACCAAGGAACTCTTTAAAATTTTCAATGATCTTTAACTCATGAGTATTAATTGTAGCTAGCTCATCAATGAATTTGTCAAACTCATACGGGTTACACTTGTTCTCAACAATAACTTTAACAAACTTGTCCTTTAACGATGATACATCATATCCACCGTTGGTATAGAACATATCTGTATCATCATAATAAACCTTCTCAAACATTGTGATAGGGTTAAGAACTGCTGTCATCTCATGTGTTTCAGTATCATATACATGAAAGTATTTAGGATCATGTGCATCATTCCAAGTAAACTCCATTTGAGCACCAAGGTATTTAATATTACCGTGTTCAGATTGTGTATGATAATGACCTGAATAGACACTGTCGTAATGTTTAAATAATGTCCCATCCATGCCATGTGGTGCAGCAAATCCTTTAAGAACATCGAATCCTTTAAGTTCTAGATGACCCATGAGTATACCACTATTCTTTTTAATATAATCAACAAACTCAACGTAGTTCTCTTGGTTGATCCACGGTATAAGATGTACGCCATGTAATTCAGTGGGATTTTGTATAATACTTACATTAGCAGTATAGTAACCTAACAACTCTTTTAAAGAGGTGAGATCGTTTGTATTCTTATGGAAGACATCATGATTACCTGGAATGATATCCATATGAATACCATTATCCTTTAAAGGTTCAAGGAATACTTTTCTATTATGATTAAGTGCTTTAAAGTTAATATTCTTACGATGATCATAGTAATCACCTAAATGAAAGATGTTAGTAATATCATGTTCTTTTAAATATGGGAAGAATATATCTCTATAAAATTCCTCTTGGTATTGCATAAAGATTTCTGATGAGTTTCTTACACCACAATGTGTATCCGATATTACAGCAATTTTCATACTGTAAACAACTCCAAACCCTTTTTCTTAACTTCCTTTTCTTCTTTAGCAAACTCTTTGATAGCCTCATCCTTAATACGGATCTTAGATATCTTCTCTCTTAATGTATTAATGAATGCGCTATCAACAGGGTTATTAACATCAATGCCAACCATGAATTGTTCTACATCTGCTTGTTCCATGAATCTATACTTAATGTCGGCTTGTTTCTTTTCTTTAATGATACGTCTAACAAATGCAAAGTAAGCGATTTGAGTGAAGTAAGAGAATGCATTGGGCTTACCAGTTCTTGTAGCAGCTTCAATATTATAGTTGTATACTGCTTTAAGACAATTCTCTACCCCGTCCATTACCATTTCATCTCTATAAGTGTATCTTACAAAGTTAGGTTTATGACTTAATCCTTCACATATTTTCATAAAACATGTAGCAATATAATCTGTTACTTGTGGGAGTTTATCGGGAGTGTCTTCTTGAGCTTTCTTATAAGCGGTGACGTAATCAACTACTGCATAAGAGAAGTCTCTGTTGTTTACGTAATGGGGTTTGTCTCTTGGTTTGATCTTTTCAGTCATGATATAAGTCTCATTAATTATAAAGTTTATAGATCTATTATAACATATTTCTTACTAAAAGTACACTAAATAGCTGTTTATTTTTTATTTTAAAAATAAGTGATAAAAGGGTGTACATTTACCGTAAAGTGTGATATAATAGACTAAGTAGTCGAGCCAGGATAGTACTATATATTTAATGAAGTACTTTAGATTCAGGTTTGATATTATCTTCTATTATAGTATTAAGTACTATTTTCATATACTGAGCCTTCATATGAGTATCTACAGGAGATTCAATAACAACATTCATAGCTTCTAATATATGTACTCTACCATCGGCAAATGGTATCCAAGGAGTTAAAACATAGTCATGTTCTGTATTAGTAGATACTGTCATAGGTTCTTCTAACCCGATACAATACTCATTATCAACATCATGTGTGTATGATATAATTGATTCACCACTCATTAATTTAAAGAACTTGATTGGTAGTTCTTCTAATGTGGTTGGTAGTTTATTATCTTCTTCCATATATGTATTTATAATAGCTCCACCTCGTGTATTTTAAATCTAAATTTCTGTTTAGCATATATCTTAATCCGTTCAGCACTATGGTTAAGAGTATAATTTTTACGGCTTTTCCAATGGAGATCATCAGCAATATCATATACTTTTGCTGGTTGGCCTGTAGCAGATTTACGAAGAACACGTCCAATACTCTGTAATACTTTGATCTGAGACTTACTTGGAGATGCAAAGATAATGTTATGGAGATTCTTAATGTTAATACCTGTGGAGAATGTGCCTAAACTTGCTACGATAATAGCATCATTCTGAGTTTCTGTAATAGCTCTTATATCCTCGCGTGTGTCTGCGTCTGTCATGCCTGCTACAAAGAATATTCTTCTATCTTTATGTGCTGCATCAGCAATCATCTTATGTAATGGTATGCCATGCTTCTCTACAAATTGAAATAGAACTAATGTATTACCCTTCTGATCTAATGCTAGATTCTTAATAAATTTATTGCGAGGATCATAAGAGACAATGTGCGAGATTTCATCAGGATATTTTAACTTGGATATTACCTTACACATTTCCTCAGGATGCTTCAAGAGCACCACTTCAATATCTAAATCTGATAAGTGATTGTCATCAATCAATGCTTTGGTACTTGTAACATTATATACAGGCCCGAACAAACCTTCTAATACTAGCTTATGCGTTTGTGTACCATCAAGTGTACCGGTTAAACCGAATCTATACTCAGCATTAGAACACTTCGTAAGAATAGATGTTAGTGATTTAGCTTTAAAGTTATGTGCTTCATCTCCTATCACCATACCAAATTGTTGAAAATATTCTTTAGGCATCTTGTATATGGATTGCCACGTACTGATATAGATTTGTGTATCTGCATTCTTGTCAATACCAGCCATGATTTGGTGACATACATTAGGATTAAACGTTTCGTCATCCTTGGAATAATCAGCAAAGTCACCATACATTTGTTTAACAAGTGATGTTGTAGGTACAATAAGCAATATCTTCTTACTCTTATTATATTCCATGAAGTATCGAATTAACAGGTATATGATTAAAGATTTGCCTGAAGCTGTAGGACTTACCAACAGTCCTTTACGATTACTCAATCCATATTTGACTGCATCTTTCTGGTAATCTCTAGGTTTAATATTACCTAGCGGTAATAGATCCACCCAATCTATATTATCATCAAATGGTTCTTGGTACGGTACTTCAATTGAATAGTTACGTTCAATACAGAATTGTTCTATATACTTTTGTAGTCCGCTGTATATCTTATTAGTTCTTAAATCAAGTAAGCGTAACTTGCCGTCCCACATCTTATTCTTAAATGCCGGCATATGTTTGTAACCGGGAACGAAGAAGGTAAAGAACTCAGACAGCTCCATCATGATACCCCTATCATCAGAGATAACTCTTAAATATGCTTCGTCAATCTTTTCTAACTTTATATCAATCACACGCCCGCCTCAAACTTCCGCCATTCAATGATATTCTTTATTTGAGAATGTCTCCATTTTATAGCATCTAATATCTCTTTTAGTGTTTCTATAATAACTTTATAGTACTCTAGTTCAGCCTGGCTCTTTTGTATATCCTTATCTGAATTATACCAATGATTTAGATCACCTTTGAGTGGTTTGTTAAGTCCATTGAACGGGTCGTAATCCCATTTTCTAATATCCATTTCAGATTGCGACATCTTCCCATTATAATACAACCACTTATCTTTAAGTAGGTTATCATATGATTGCTGTATTGTTTTCTTTTTGAGTTTGGCTACGGTAATAAGACTCAAGTATTTTGAGTGCAATGTAGCGTTTTTGATTGTTGTGTCGTCTAATTTAAACTGGTCGATGACTCCATCTTTTTCCCACATGTCAAGTATTTCTTGTATGTCCATAATATAACCTTCATAATATAGTTTTATTTATATCACTTAAAAAGGCATAAAACTTCTTGCCATACCTCTCGGTGAGAATTTGTTGGCCATGTTGCTAACCGATCCATTCATTAAATACATTTGTTTGTTGATCACCGTGATGTTATCATTTAACTCGTGGATATGTTTCTCCATTGCTAGAGTTGTATTATTCATCGTTGTCATATCTGTATTGATAGACTCCATTGAATAAGTCATTGAATTCATATTAATTCTAATTGAATGTAAATCGTCAGAGCCTTGTTTAAATGATTTGGTCCAAGATTCCATGTGAGAACCAACTACAAGACCTGCATATACAATAACAGAAGCCACTGTTAGTTGAGACATAGCTGTTATCCATAAACACCACTTAGAGTGACATGACATGTTATACTATTTCGAAATATGAGTAATTAAATGAAACAACCGCAGTTAAGTATTCCACGTCTGTTGTTGTTATATCAAAAGGTAATGATGAAAGGTTTGTAGGGTAAGCATCAATAAATCTAATCTGTTTAGTTAGGAGATTGGAGCTCGATAGAATATTAAGAGTTAAGTCTCTTACGTTAGCAGCGCTGTTATTGTTATTCACTTGATTATATAACCAATCATAAATCTCTTTATAATTGATTAGGTTCTCATCAACTAAGAATGAACATTCAAAAGCACCATACGTTATCTTATCTGCTGCAATTGCAATAGACCTAGATGGAGTATGATATTGTGCTCCGTCGACTGTAACGTCTGGGAGAATCATAGTTTGAACAGTAAATTCAGCTGTTGGGTAAACTACAGTATCTAACTGTAATACGAATGAGGTTGGATTTAAGTAATTTGGCATGTTATTATTTATACGTATTTCAGGCACAAAAAAGCCCCAATTAAGGGGCTCTCACGTTAAGTTGTTACTTACCTATTATAGGTTAGTTACAGCAAACGTTTGGTAGTACGTGTTAGCACCGTCAACACCCGAAGTAAATGGGTTATGAGTTACGCCGTAACGAGTCTTGAAACCAATCTTAGGTTGGAAGTCATTCTCACCAATTGTCTTCATCATTGATAAAGGAACGTATGGGCAGTAGAACATACCAGCATCATAAGCGTTAGTACCTTTATAACCAACAGTTACATAGTCAGTTGCAGCAAATGGATCAACATATAACTTGATGCCACCGTTAAGTGTACCAATAAATAAGTTACCATTTACATCAGCAAGACCAGTTGTTGCAACGTTACCATACTGAACTGAACCTGTTGCATTTAATGCAGCAGCTACACCAGAAGAGATGATAGCAAAGTTACCCTTACCACGTCTTGTAGCGATTGCAATTGCGTTTGCAGCCTTTTCAAAATGTGTAATAAGTGATTTGAATACTTCAACTTCCCAACGACCTTTAGAAGTACCAGTAACTGGAGTAGCATCAAATGCAGTAAATGCAACAGCTTGTGCATTGATTTTCTTAATCATCTCACGGTTAATTTCACCTAAGATTTCAGAAGAAAGGATGTTAGCCAATTCAGTTTCAGCATTAAGACCGTGTACAGCTTTAAGGTCTTGAGCTAATTCCATTGTGTACTGAGCACGTAATTGACGAGATTCAGCTTCAACAACTTGCTTCTCGATAGAGAAACCCATTTCGTTGTAGTTGTTACCTTCAGCTTCTAGCGTAGTCATTCTTGCGCCACCAGCTTTACCAGAGAACGAAGTATTAGGTTCGTTAAATAGTGCTTCTGTAGGTGCAACGTCATCAGCATTACCTGAAATACCGTCTGCTCCAGCAGTACCGTCTGAGTAGTTTGACTTCATAGCGAAGATCAAGCCAGTAGGACCAGTCATTGGTTGAACACCAGCAATATCAAATGCTAGTAAGTTAGGTGTAGAACGACGAACTAGTGAGATCATTACTGGATCCCAGTTGTTAATCGCGCCAGTTGCGTCAGTACCGCCAGCAGCCATACGAGTTTCGTTAAGGGCTTTCTCTTGGTTTTCAAGAACGATTGCTGTTACTGAACGTTTGTATGCGTCTGTAATAGTACCTGCATCAGAAGCTTCTAATACTGGGTTCCATTTTTCTTGTAGTTGTGTTGCGTTTAATTCCATGTGTTTTCTCCTATTAGAATTATTTAGTAGATGAAATAGCTGATAAGTATGATTGCATTGAATCACTTAATACCGTTGCTTTTTCACTTTCTTCGCTGATTGCATCGATTTCCGATACATCAACTTGTGTTTCGTCTTTGTTAAGGTAAGACTCTTTGATTGTCGCGACTTTAGAAGCAAAATCAGAATTGTCTTCAGCTTCAATAGCTTCTGATAATTCAGTTAATTTTGCAGCTTCAGTAGCAGCTAAACCCTCGCATGCTTCAGCAACGATAGACTTACGTTCGAAAGCTTTAACTTTCTCTGATAATTCCATGTTAGCTTCTTGACTTGCATTCAATTGATCTTTAGCATCAGTTACTTCTTCAGTTAAGGCATCAACAATTTCAACCTTATCTTCTGGTACATTGATGTGGTGTTCAACAAACACGCCATGTAATGCGTTGATAAATGACTCTGTGATTTCAGACTTAAGAGAGTGCTCAATAGCAACTTCATTCTCGGTCATCCAATTCTCAACAACGTAGTTAAGGTAACCATCTACCTTATCAACTAAGTCTTCTTTAATAGCTTCTACTTCTTCAGTTAAATCAGATGCATAACGCTCTTCTAATTCAACAACTGTCGTAGCCACTTTTGATTGTAACGCAGCTTCAAAGATTATAGATGCTTTATCCTTAAAACCTTCTGATAATGAATCTTCGCCATTGGCAAGTGCATCAATATCTTCTTTGAATTTGTCCTTTTTAGACTCCTTCTTAGTTTTAGCTTTAGCTTCTTTCTTCTCGTTTTCTACTTCACCTTCTTCGTCATCACCGTCTTCATCTTCATCTTCATCTTCATCTTCCGATTCAACTTTAGCTTTCGCTTTAGCTTTCTCAGCAGCTTCAAAGATTGCATCCAATTCATCTTTATTCATTTCTTGTAAAGATGCATTAATTGCAGATATCGTACGAGCTTCTGTTAAGGGAGCTTCTACTTCTGTATTAGTTTCCTCAACAATAACCTCTTCAGCGATGTCTTTAATTTCTTCTGACATATTATTTACTCCTGTTAGAGTTATAGTTTAGAGAGGAAATGCTCAAATCCAGTAACTTCAGATGCAGTGTTATCCACCACTTCTTCTGTTACTGTTTCCATCATTTCAGTCTCACCTTCTTCAATTGTTTGGATATAATGACCTGTGCCATCCATTTTCCAATCAACACCTTCCATAATGCCATTTACAAATGCATTAGGTGCTGATGGATCCTGCACGATGTCAACAGTTGAAAGCATAAAATCATCTTTCACATAGCTAACACCATTTCTATTTTCCAAACTTCCCATACCACGACTTGAAACACCAAGTTGAACACCACCTTCGACCAAACCTTTTACGATCTGACCCATTGGAGTATCTAACACTAGTGCTTTACCAATCACATTATTACCGTTCCATTTAAGTTCTGTAATTCTGTGACTAACTTTATCTAAGTTGATCGAAGGGCCTTCTGGGTGATTTAATTCACCTACGGCTCTACCGGTCATTACTTGTTCATTGTTGTATCTATCCACTGCAGCAGTAAGGACTTCGCGAGTATAAACTCGTCCATTTCTATTCTTGCCTTCCGCTTGCATAAAAATTCCTTCGATATAAGTTTCTTTCTTACCATTCTTTCCTTCAGTAATCGAGTAACCTAAACCTTCATTTGTATATTCTGCTATTAACTTCATATTATTTTAACTCCGTTGGTATTTTACGTTTCCCAGCTTCATTATGACCAAACCAATCACTCACTAATCTTGAGTAAACTCTCTTTAATTCGTCTTGTGCAGCCTTACTAGCACCAATCATTTTAGCTTGACCATATACCATTTTCAAGTCTTTAAGTGTTACCTCAGCTTTCCTCTCGTCAAACTTCTCGTTTAACACAACAGCATTAATACTGGTGTATGCTTCGTTAATATTCATTACTTAGGGTTTACCTTATTTGCTCTTAAAATTGTATCACGTAATTTTGTAGTAAAATGATCCATATTAGTAATTTGATCATGCAAATCACCATTATCAATTTTAGATAACTTATCTACTTCTTTCATTAAAGCCTTAGTCATAGTAAGCATTTTACTAATTATTTGACCTTCTGCTTTACCTTCTAATAGATCTATACTAGCTTCATGTAAATTCATGTTATACTCCCATTACCTTTAAAAATTCTTTAAGACCTTTTTCAGCATCTTTAACTGATTTAAAAGTATCTAGTTTAGTTTCATCTACGTATAGAATAAACTTGTTGGCCTTACCAGTAATAAGAGCATTAACATCTTTGCTCTTGCCAAGCTTGCTAATCTCCTTTACTATAGTCTCGCCCTTAGGCAATTTCATTTTACTTTCTAATAAAGTATTAAATGATTGTTTAAATGTTAGCATCTGCCTTAGGTTCCTCTGTGTTAATTGGCTCATTAGAACCATACATGTCATTAGCGATTACCTCTTTACGAGCATCTAAAGCCACATTCATCTTGCTTAACACAATACTATTAAATGTGTTATTAGATGCTTGGGCATCACCTTTACCAATGTCATCAATTAAATCTTTAATATCCATTATTTATTCCTCTTGTATAATATATTTATATAAATTTATGTTTCTAATCCATTAAATCGGCATCAATATCTTGATCGCCTTCTGAATCCATTTGCTTCTGCATCTCTTCAATGTCTTTATCATTCATATTAAGAATCTTCTTCTTAACCCATTCTTGGGAGAAGTAAACACCGACATATTCGTCCATCATTGATAGACTATCTAATCTTTCTTTAAGTATCTCTGATTCTTTAAGTTCAGCATAATAGTTATCACGTTCATATTCAACGGCTATCTCATGCTTAATAGTTCTCCAATCGCTTGGTACAATAATCTTCTTAAGAATCAATTGTCTCTTAAGAACCTCTAAGAATAAGCCAGCAAATCTAGTACGAACACGATCAATAAACTTCTGGAACTTAAGCTCGTCTCTAGTAACTTCAGATGATCTACCAATATTAAATGTAGTGTCAGCTTCTAATCTAGAGGCCGGTACATTTAATGCTTTATATAATTTCTTTTGGAAGTACATAATATCATCAATCTCACCTAGGTTTTGACCACCAGGAAGAGTATCAATCTCTGTACCTCTACCGCCTTCACGACGAGGTAACCAAAAGTCTTCCATGACTGAACGATGAGCCTTCTCATCTTTAATAGCACCAGTCTCCGCATCGTATACAACTTTATTACGATACTTATTCATTGTATTATTCAAGTACTCTTCGGCTTTACCCTTAGGTAAATTACCAACATCAATATAGAATATACGGCGTTCAGGTGCTCTACTTACTCTGTAAATAACTAATGAATCTTCCATCATAGATAACTGATTCATTGGCTTTAAAGCTTTGTGGAGGTAACCAATTACCTTATCACGTGTATCATTTAATAAACCTGAGTTGATTTGAATGATAGCATCTGTTGATATTTTAAGACCTTCAGAGTTTGTAACATGTTCTTGCTCTTGGTATAGGTAGTATTCACCAACCTCTCTAACTAATTCTGCTTTAGTTTGAGGATCAATAACCTTTTCAATCTCTTTAATCTTGCGGATTTTAGTAGGGTCAATGAGCTTAAGGTCTACAATACCAGTACCTTCTTTATCACCAATCACCACATGATAGAATAAACGACCATCAATATACCAACGCCTGAATAAGTCATAACCATTAGATGAAAAATCAAGGATTCTAAGAACCGCTTCAAACTCTTCATGTATTAATTTCTTAATGTTATCTGGTTGTTCTAAGTCATCAAGGTTTAATGATACTATTTTGTTATCATCCGATACCGTAATAGCTTCATTAGTAATATCTTCAACAGCAGCATCAATCTCAGGGTAAACCGAGATCTGTCTATACTTGTATATAAGATCTGCATCATTCTGGAATTGATCACCTGAAATATCAATGTACTGACCAAAGTAACCACCTGATGGAGATATTTGATACGCACCATCCTCGTTATCTTGAACGAATGATTTTGCTTTAACTTTTTCTACTGATTTCTTTCTTTTGAAAGAAAATCCGAATAATTTGTTCTCTTCTGCCATAATTATATTGTTGTGCTCTTTTATAAAGACTATAATTATTTATAACCTTTATAAAAGAGCCTTCCGAAGAAGACCCCTTTAGTTTATTGATTAAGTAGTTTTATTGCTTTCCCAATATTGTACTTGTAGTTCAACAGTGAACTCTTCAATCGTATTTTCAGTATCGTAAGATACTTCAATTGCTCCAAGATTAGTTGGAAAACAACCTCTGATGTTATAACCTTTAACAACAGTACCATCTTTATCTAACTGATCAATGATCATGTCAGACATGTAATCATTAGGGTTAGTTAAACCAGTGTTATTGTTATGTTGGTTAATACCATTCATCCATTGTTCAAAAGAATCACGAACCGAGAAGTTTGTATCATTAATGATAGTAATTGTCCAAGGTTCAAAAGTTCTGTCACCAGCAATCTGTAATTGTCTACCACGGAAAGGAACCATGATTGGACTAATTACTGATGATGGAAGTTGAGCTGCTTTAACCATAAATGATGCTAGCGATACATCAGAAGTAACATATGCAGGGAAACCTAAAGTTGCCTTGAATAAATTAGCTCTTGCGCCACCACCGGTTAATTTTGCTTTAAAATCGTCTACACCTAAAATAGCCATGATTAATTACCTCCAGCGATTTCACTAAATTCAACACCAGTTCTTGTAGCGATGAAGTTTAATGTAATAAAATTAATTGAACGTGCAGGTTTGATATAAATATCTGCAACAAATCGATTAGTATCGATTACGTTACCAGTATTATTAGTATCATCACAAACTACTTTAAAGTCTGTAATTCCTCTACGTCCCTTGATATCCCTTAAGAATGGTTCAGTCATGTTTCTAAATTGAGCTCTAGTGAATTCATCATTGAATTCGAATAAAGACGCTTTAGAAGCTTTTGAAATAGCCTTTTCAAGAGTAATGAATAATCTACGTACGTTGATTCTATCAAATGCAGAAGCTTTATACTGTAATGTCTTATCACCGTATAACAATGTACCAGCACCAGGGAATGCAACGATAGGGTTAATACCTACTTTGTATAAATCATCTCTTTGTACTTGCTTAGGATTGAATGCAAGCTTAGTTACATTACGTAGGTTACCACGTGTGAAACCAGCAGGACTAAACCAAGCATCAGCAACCATATCAGCATTAGCAGATAAACCAGCCATAGAACCAGAAGCAGCTAACCAACGATACTTATCATTGTACTTGTCGTACACATATAAAGCACCTGAGTCAGCAAACGCATAAGATGATGAAGTAAGTGAATCTCTCCAAGTCTTAATATCTGTAACAGGAGTTGTATTATTAACAGAAGCAGCAATTGGAGGCGAAACAAACGCAACACAATCTTTACGTGATTCAGCTAAAGCAATAATATGATTAGCAACAGTTGTTGCATCAGCACCAGCTTTAACATCACCATTCATGATTAATGAAACTTCAACAGTTTCAGCATCTGCAAACATATCGTAACCAGCAATAAGCTCACCAGTTGTTAATGTATTATCATCGGCTGCACCGGATAATGTTTCATGAAAAATATTATCTGCTGCACCATCAATTGTTGTATCAAAAGTTGTTCCAGCCATAACTGCACCTGAATCTGCTAATTCAATAGGAGCATTTAATACATTTAACCAAGCCGATTGACTATTAATAACATCCACCCAGTAGTTTGATGTACCATCAGCAGATTTAGCATTAGAAGCCTGTGAAACATATGAATATGTTTCTAATACACTATTTGCGGTGCCTGTAATAGCGCCTGTAGTATCAATAATTGCAATATGTATTTCGTCATTAGATCCGCCTAAAGCAAGAGTTCCTGCTGAAGTTCCTGGAGCTGAATTGAATGCATCTTTATATATCCATGTATTAAAGCCGACTGAATCTGTACATATATGAATACCAATATTGTTACCAATAACACCTGGGTATTTAGCGGCAAATTCTTCTGAACCGCTGTATGATTCTACCGCATCAGCATTCTTCAGTAGTGTACCTGTGCCTGATGATGTTGCGTTTAACGCTGTTGCGCCTACTGCTCGCACTACTCTTAATGAGTTTGCGTAGCTTAAAAATTGAGCAGCCGATAACACAGTATTATATGTGTCATTATTCGGTTGACCAAAGATTTGTACTAATTGTTTTTCTGATCCTACTGTAATAATCGTATCGGCTGGGCCCCACTGGAATGAACCAGCGATTGCTCCAATTGATGCAGACGTTGCAGGGATAACATTAGTCAAATCGATTTCTTTTACCTGTACTCCAGGTGATACTAGAAATGCCATTGTTTTCTTCTCCTAATCAAAGATGTAATAAGTTTATTCATAATACGTTTATATTCAATATAGTTATTTATAATACCTAGCCTTTCCATATTACCCATGGATTATCGATCTCTTCTTGCTCGCTAAATATTCCTACTGGTATTAAATCATCTTCAATCTGTTTGGTCTTTTCATGATACAACATAGCTTTCATATCGATGTCTGTTGCCTCTTGAAAGAATGGGGTTGTTGAGAACCAGCCGAACATAACTAGGTTCATCATTAGGTCATCATGACCATTTTTATCTGCTTCATAAGATGACCCTTTAGATACAAATGATGATGCTTCAATAATGGTTTCATTATCATTAATTTTTAATTTACCTTGTTCGATGATGTCTTTAATGTTAGAGCAACCAATTCGTTTAATCTTTTTATTCATAGTAACACCAATAGAATTAGCTTTAACTAATGATTCTACATGGACAAATTCATATTCTAAGTCGTAATATAATCCATTACATACCACCGCTCCTTGGTCATTACTTTCAACAATAACATAGGCTTCATTGTAGTGATTAGCATACTTATATATAACGTCAGGTAATAGTAGCGGGGAGATCATATTATCCCTATACGCACACACTTGTTCCATAGGGCTTGATGATACATCAATGATATTAAAGGTTGAATAGTCCATACCTCTACCGCGTGCTACGTCAACTGCCATGATATAGTTATGCCCTAAGATAGGTTCCTTGTACATGTTAAGGGAGCCAGATTCTTTAATAGCAATAGGATCTATTGATTGCATTGATATTAGGGTTTCAGCATTGATTAGAGTATTACCTGCCCCAATGACTTCGTTACCAAATTCTTGTTTGAATTGAAGCTCTGACGTATTAGCAATAGTCATCTGCTTCCACGCTTCATCTCTACCAGGTACGTCCCACCAGTCTACTCTAAATGATTTGAATTCATTAGTACCTTGGACGGCTCCTTCATATATCTTATTAAACATGTTATTAACACCATTACGTGTCGATGTAATAATAATTTTGGTTGAAGTACCAGAGGAGATAACAGGATAGGTTGATGTATAGAACTCAACATCTCTTTCAACGAATGCAAACTCATCAAGATACACTAGGTTCATAGACATACCACGAACTGAACTTGATGAAGTAGCCGCGGCTATGATTCTAGAGTTATTTGAAAATTCAATTGAACCTTTGTTTAAAGCTTTACACCCAGGTTGGAGAAAGAATGGGACATTTTCAAGCATCAACGTAATACGACCCAGCATTTCACGAGCCGTAGCACCTTTGTTAGCAAGGATACCTACAACCTGTTCTCCTTTAAATAGGATATACCATAATAGATAAGCAACAGTTGATATTGATTTACCTGATTGTCTACATGCTAATACGATAGAGAATCGATTACTATTAAAGTGCTCAAACATCTTCTCTTGATAATCATACAACTCAAATGGTACTAGCCCGTGGTCAACATGAATTACCTTACAATACTTTTTAGCGAAGTACACAGGATCTTTTGCACAACGTGCATATTCGACCAGTTCTTCTTTGGTCCAGGGGTGCGCAGTATCAGCCCCACGTACCCGCGGGTTACCTAAATAAGTATTACTGGCTTGGTTCGACATCAATCACTTTCTCATCATGTAGCATTTTCTGTAGGTCAGCAGTAGATCCAATAAACACATTGTTATTAGTTATTGACCCGGCAGCATCTAAGGCTGGAGTATCTACCTTCTCTACTTCTTTTTTGGTCTTATGCATCTTTAAGATCTTTTCACTGATCTCTGCATTTTGTTTGATTAGTTGGCCGAGCACTTCAAATGCGCGTGGATGTTCAGATTCCCTAGCAAGCTCCATCATGAGCTCAATAGCTTCATCACCTTGATCGGTTAAATCATAAAGAGACTTTCTTATCTTTTCATAATCATTATTTAAATCTTTATCACTCATATAATATATGTCCTACGGTTCATTAAAAAAGTCGATTGTCTCCGTATATGGTAGGGTTGTTCCATCAACCTTTTGTACTTCCATGTTCTCTCTTGAATCTGTATCTTTATAGTATACTTCTGTCTTATCAATAATACCGCGTTTCTGAATACCTTTATAGTAACGTATACGTGTTTCAAATGACAAAGTATATACAATAGTTCTTCTGCTTAAGAAGTCACCTTCATATTCATCATTAAGCCCTACACCAGTTAATACAATAGGAACGTCTGACTTGATTTCCATCGCAGGTATATCTGTAATCGTAACAGTATAGTCTGGTTGGAACATAGGTAAGATTTGCTCTAAGATTTGTAATGCTTCATCTTGAGTCTTAGTCATAATGTTTAACTCAAACCCCACTTTATATACAGCGGGTGCACCCAATGCAGTAACGTTCTTCTTATCTAATGGATCAACCTTAACATATTTATTACTCTTATTAATTCTTGATTGACCATCATATGTCATATCAGTTATTTCAAATGAAAGACGTGGTAACTTAATAGCAATCTTAGTGTCATCTAAGTCTTTAGCTCTTGATAAGAACTTCTGTCTCGGGCCATAGGCTAATGGTACTTTAATATGTTGTAACACTTTACCAGCACTATCAGTCTTTTCAACAGATATGTTATTGAACATTGATCCGAACACGGATACCATCCGTCTTGTGCTTGAATTGTAGAAATGATCAGAAAACATTATGGCATTCCAAATGGGTTAGTTTCAGAGAAGTCTATAATACCATCAGCTTCTGTTTCGAATATATCATTAGCAGCATATTCGTCTCTGTTGTAATTAGTGGCAGTATCAGCAATTAACACATTGTATGTAGCTCCTGATTCTGTACCAATAACCTGTTTAGTTATATCAGCATCAACATATAATTGTCTAAAGGCGCCATCGGTAGTGCTAAGTGATACCACGGTTAGGTTACCGGTAGACAAACCTAAATCTTCCCAAGCAGCAACTTCACCTTCGATATTAATAGGTAAACCACCAGCATCATTAACACCGGTCCATTGTGTAACAGTTTCACCAATCTTATATGTACCTGTACCAGTAGTTAGTGTGTATGTATATGAAGTAGCATTAAGGGTTTCTATTTGATCAATAGTATCTATATCAGTATCAAACTCTTCATCTGAGTACTCGAACAATTCAGCTTGTAATTTATATACAGGTAAGTTCTGTAATTGATAGAAAGGCATTTCATGTTCAACAAACTTGATTTCAAAGATACTCTTAGACATTGGAAGATATAACAAATCTCCTTCCATAGGTCTAAATGAATCCGATTCACCTTGAGCTGTTGATAACCATTTGCCAACCTGCTTTTGCCATCTGCGTTTAGCAACAATAAATGTTGCTTGATCTCTAATCTCTAAACCAAACTTAGCTAATAGATCTCCATCACCTTCAAATCCATCAGCATTCTCTATGTACATTTCAACTACATAAGAGTCTGTAAATCTTGAATAGGATTCATTAAGGATCTCGTCCTTACTAATTTCTTGGCGGGGTATATAAACAATATCTTGTCCATAAATCTGCATAGACTCGGTGATCAAATCCTCATAGAGTTCTTGTTCAGTTTTTACCGAGCCTGAAAAATATACTGAAGTTGCCATAGTGTTTAACCCATAATAAAGTCGTCCGGCATCTGCCAAGCCAAAGCCATTTCTTCTTCTAATTTATTAATTTCTTCAACAGCATCTTGAAAGATTTGAAGACCATTCATAGTAACTCCACCAGGTAATTGCATACCTTCGAACTTACTCATGTTAGCACCCCATTGTCTTTTAATAAGAGCTGTACAATATTTCTTTAAGAACATATCGTTATATACATCGGAGTATGTTTGTGGATCAACAATTTCAAAACCTTCAATGATTATGAAACCCGCTTCTGTCCATATACCACTTGCCGCTTCACAAGCAGTTTTAGTGGTATGAGCAATAATAGAACAACTACCCGCTTGAAGACTACCAAAGCCTTCATCAACATATAGTCTATTCATATGACGATTGAATCTAAGTAGCTCAGAGCTATTCAGTTGATGATCTAATAAAGCAAGGTGTTGCATCTTCTGGCCAAACACTTGGATAGAACTTTGCATTCCCCAAGTATTCATATCGGCTAAACGCATTTGATATTCAGCGTTAAACATAGCTTCAGACTCACCACTCTTCATATCTAATATCTTAGTGACTGAAGTGATAGAATCAGGTATAGCAATATAGCTATTAGTTATATCATCAGCAGTTAACTGGTGTTTAAAGTAAGCGCGAACAACAGCATCAGAATGATACTCTTGATAATACTGTAAGGCATCATCAATTCTATCTTCTACTTGATCCTCGTCAACATTAATCTCAAGCACAGGGGCACCTAATGCCCTCATGCAATGATCGATTAATTCAGGCCTGCTGGTTACCTTTGCCATTACTTAGTGAACCAGATCTTTACCGAATCGTCTTTATAAGATGATGAATCCGCTTGCCATTTAGCATAGAAGTTCTTAGCCCCTAATGCTTTGATTTCTTTCTTAACAGCTGGGATAGTAGGTTTACCTTTAGAATCTGCATAAGCAACTTTAGCTTTCTTTTTAAAGCCATCAATATTCATCATAGCGCCACGTGTACCCTTACGAGCATCAGCAAATGAAAGACCATCAATACATACAGCGATGTTATTTCTACCATCATTCTGAATAGTACAATCACTGCCTTTTGCTTCTTCAAGTTCAACTGATTCTTTAACAAGTTTGTTTAAATCTTTTATTGCCTTGCCCATGAAGATTTCAATTGACGTCAATCTTGTGATAATATCGTTAATGTTTCCACCCTTAACATCGGTCTTTAGTAAAGACATCTTTTTGTTTAAATCAGACATAGTTGATTTAACATTAGCGCCTTCCATTAATTGTGTATATGTAATCATATCTCGTAAACCAGAATCATCTTCTAATGAGAAGTCAACAGACTCACCTAAAGCATTCATTACATAATCGGCAACATTGTCAAGTTCTTCTTTACCTAAACCTTCACGTGATAATACTTTCAATACATCTTTATATGATTTAGCATTTTTCTTCTTAGCAAGTGTTACATACTTATCGTATCCACCTTTCTTACCAAAACCAATACCTTTTGCATTTTTCATTGAAACTGCTTCTTCAACTGATTCTTTAATTAAATCAGTTGATGTTAAAATATCAATTACTGTTTTCTTTGTTTTATCTAATTTAACATGAGCTTTTTGTCTTGCGCCAATACCACCAATCAATTTAGTTATTTTTCCCGTTTGCCCATGGTGACTAGATTTATCATCTACGAATTTTACTTTATCACCAACTTTAAAATCACGAATAGAACCTCTGTCGTATGCTTCTTCAGTCTTCAGTTTTCTGCGTCTCTTTTCTTTATAAGCAGTTAAAATCATTCGAGCAAATACAGGTGTTACTCTGTCTTCAGTATCATTCTTTTTAATCCAGTCTAATAATTTTTTATCAGACATTGCCTTAAAGTTTACACTTTCTTGAATTTCAAGTCCATTTGAACCTTCTTCAATTTCAACTGACTCATTGGCTTTCTTTAATACATGAGCAATAATATCTTCATCACCTAAACCTTTCTTAATCTTTTCGATTTCAGCATAGGCTTTGTCATAGTTACCTCTTGATTTGCGTGCAATACCAATAGCTTTTTTCATTTGAGCTTGGTTGAACACTTCTTCAAGTTCAATGGATTCTTTAAATCCTTTGCGCTTCATGATTTTCTTTTTCTTACTTAATGGTTTATCATGGCCTGCGATAGGACCAGTTGAATCATTCCCACCAGCAGTCATATTTTCGTTCTTACCTAGTAAAGCGTTATTAGCATCTTGTAAAGTCTTAGAATTCTCAGCTTTTAATTTCTTTTTAGCTTCTTTACTTAGGCCTCTTGCGATAGCTTCTTTATAACCTTTAGTTCGCATATCAACTGCTACACCTTCCTCAAGGTCATCTTCTGCTAAGGCTATTGATTCATTAGCTTTCTTTAAACATGCTGCAACTTTAGGCTCATCAGCTAAACCTTTCTTTAACTTCTCAATAGCAGCATAAGCATGGTCATAATCACCATCTTTAAACTTCTTTGAGTTAGCAATGGCACAAGCTTTTTTTATTAAAGAAGCATTAAATGCCTCTCTTAACGCACTAAAATTAATCATTACTTACTCCTCTTCCTCGTGATCACAAGCCTCTAAAGTTTTCTTATATGTTTCAAGCTCTTCAGATTTACCTTCCCAACCCTTTTCAATAGCATTAAAGAATTCCTTCTTCTTTGCATCATCTAATTCTGCAGGTGATTTAACGCCGAACTTCTTTAATAACCCTTGAAAGAACTTTTGGTATGCTTCTTTGTCGCCTGATGCTTCTCTTATTTGTTGTAGTGTTTTCATTTTGTGTTCCTTTGATCCCTTTGATCCTTTATATCAATAAATTTTAACTTGCTTTTAATGTCTTTAACCATAGCCCCGGTATGCTCTGCGTCCTTCTTTAGCCCGTGTAAACTTACCATAGTTTCTGCATGCATCTTTGGATATGATATTCTAAACTCGGTGTTCATTCCCACATCATTGTTAATGTGCTCTAAATTAGCGGTCATACTTGACGCCCACCAAACCGCAGTAACAATCTGACCAAACATAGCCATAAGAACTATAATTGCAGAATTTCTAAGCCACTCTGGTAATTGAGGTTCCCTGTTCTTAATAGTATTTATATCACTTTGTAATAGAGCCATTTTAGTCTCTAGTGATGCTACCTTCTCTTTCATAGGGCAATCCCTTTATATGTTATAGTTATTTATATCTTTTATGTTTTGGATCAAACGCAATACATCCAAGGAGACCAATCACACGTTGCCATCATTAGTGCGCCATTAATATATGGTAACAATGTAACAACTTCCATATTAACCACCTCTACGCCAAGACCCAGGCTTATACCCAAATAGCTTTTCAATACGTTTCATTTGTTTATCCATTTCAGCAAATACAGCTTTATCTTTAGCCTCATCACCATAAAATGCATTAGCTAAACTATGCATCAACTCGTCTTGAGCGACCTCTTTAATTTCTTTCTTAGATTTGCCTTTGGCTTCTCTTAATTCTTTAAAATTAATCATCCCATTCTCTCCTTTGTCTTAATGTATTCCTTAACAATACCACTTCGTACAATATCACCTGATTCAAATTCGTTAATATCAAACCATTGTGGCATTCTATTTACTACAGCAAGGAACTTATCAATATCCTTTTCGTTGTTTCTGGTGAAGTCTGTTTGACATGTATCACCACAAAATATAATCTTTGAACCCTTACCTAAACGAGTAATGATTGAATCTGCTTCGTGTGCTGTTAAGTTTTGAAACTCATCAACAATAACAATAGTCTCATCAAGAGTTATACCACGAACATAAGAAGTAAGCATAAAATCGATGATACCATTCTTCTTCATTAAAGCATACGCATCACCACGTCCAAACAACTCATTACAAATACCAACATAAGGTATTTCATAAATGGCCTGCTTCTCCTCTAAGGTTCCTGGGAGATGACCAATGTCTCTAGTGGCAACCGCCGAACGAATAATAACTATCCTTCGGTAATTAACCTTAGCCTTTAATATCTCTTCAAATGCTTTAAACAATGTCATAAAGGTTTTACCAGTACCAGCAGAACCTGCTAGGACTTGGGACTTACCTCCGGCGTAATTAGCAAAGAATTCATGTTGCTTACCGTTAAGTGGTTCTGCATCCTGTAGTTCAAAGTGTTGCTTGTTCATCAGTGCTAATGCACTGGGGGCTACTTTCTTTTTGCTCAAGGATACCCTTAAATTAAACTATATTACTTATTTATACATATTACAAATGATATATGGTGTATAATATAAGAATGGCCTGAAAGGTAGGATATAGATAGATTATGGTATTAATGATACACGAAATGAAAGAAGACACTAATATACCAAAGGGATTGTGTACCTTTGATGATGGTCTATACTCTCAGTATCTATACGGTAAAGACTTACCTAATGATAAGATATTCTTTATCTCGTCTAATATAATATGTAGGGGTAAACAATCAGAAGAGTTTATTGATTGTCGTAGTGCTCATGTAAAGGCGTTTAAAGGTAATACTGAAAACTATATGACTATTGATCAAATCAAAGAGATAATCAATATGGGTATAGAGATAGGTGGCCATTCCCATTATCATAAAGATGTATCTAAAATCCCTAAGTTAGTTGATAAGGTTAAACATATCAAAGAAGATACAGAACTTATGCTAGCGTGGTTTAAGAAAGAATTAGATTATATACCAACATCATTTTGTTTTCCTTACAACGAAGAACTAGATGGTTTATATGCAGGTCTTTTAAAGCCTTATGGTTTCACTGACTTCTATGGATCTAGTCGAGTCGATATACCTGCTTAAACGCTTCAGCTCTATGCATGCCAACAGTCTTACCTCTATACATCGCTAAAGTTTCCATACTTTCAATTGATCTAGCATCTGGATATTCATATACTTCTGTTGCATAATATCCCATCACCTGTTGCTTCTTATATATTTCCATTGATACATCTTTATAAACATTAGGTTGGAATGCCTCACCTAATTGACCAAATGCCCAATCAGTAGATGCTGGGATCTCGCACATATATAATTCTTTAATAGATGACTCAGGCTTCGGCCTAGTAGCTACTATTACACACTCTGCAACTAACCTATGATCTTTATGAATGTCAGATATATTATGAGTATACACTACTTCTGGTTGAAGATCGTTAATAACTCCTTCTATTTGTTTAAGAGTTTCTCCATACTTTAACTTACAATCGTTGTTTAAGAACATAGTTCCTGTAGCCCCTAATGAACTACAACTCTTTTTAAAGGCTTCCATTCTATCATCACATACTTCTTCAGCACCAGGCCTATTACCTTTACACATAACAACCACCGATACACTATGGCCAGCGTTAGCTAACTTGTGTATAGTACCAGCAGGTCCATACGCTTCATCATCTGGATGAGCAAATATAAAAACTATCTTCATAACATATCTCTTATAATATCTTTCAAATCATATTTAGGTTCATACCCGAGCTCTTTAAGCTTAGTAATATCAGGTACCCTATAGTATATATCACCATGTTCTTTAGAGAAATCTTTCTCATAAGGTCGATACTTCATATTAGATGTTGTGGCTATTTCTCTTAATACAGCCGTTGCTAACTCATTCATTGTTGAGGGGGTATCATTACCAACATTGTATATACCCTCAGCATCTTGTAATAATATAAGAGCATCAATAGCATCTTTGATGTGACAGAATGATCTAACTTGTTTGCCATCGCCATATATAATTAAGTTTTGTCCGGTCTTTGCCGCCGCTACCATTCTAGGTAGGACCATACCATAATCAGCGGATTGACCAGGTCCCACTACATTAAAGAATCTTACAATAACCGATGGGAATGTAGAAGCCTTTATCATGAACTCAGTCATTAACTTAGCACAAGCATAACCCCATCTTAATTTATTAGGGGAACCAATACTTAATGCGTTGTCTTCGTTGAAAGGTCCTTCACCATATACTTCAGAAGTGGATGAGAATATTACTTTTGTTTGTGCTCTTTCAAAGGCAGGGATTAACTTAGTCATTAAGTCAATGTTATTGAATAGAGTGCTTGATGGATTCTTATCAATGTATTCTACTCCAACAGATCCTGCCAAGTAATATACTAAGTCAGCTTCCATTAATTGGATATCTAAATCCATTGTAGCCACATCGCCTTTAATAAAGTTAACACCATAATCCGGAGATACTGATGTGCTCAACGAATCAATGATTGTTATGTTATGTCCTTCACCTTTTAACCGTTTGGCTAAATGGGTACCAATAAAACCGGCACCGCCTAATAATAATATATTCATTTATAACTCTTTAAGCAGATCCACGACTTTAGCTTGTGTTGGATCTAACTCGCCAAATGCACTAAACACTATTTTATCATCAGCCTCACTAAATACTCCTAACTTACCATTAGTGTTATTTTCAAAGGCTAGTATATCATAGCAATATACTTGGTTACCCTTTATATAAAGCTCATTATCACCAAACACTTCTAACAATGGATTAATATCATCACTGAAACTATTTTTAATATTCAATAGATTATTTTTCCACTCATCAACAGGCATCACCTCAGCCTTCGGATCCGCAAATACTAAGAAACTCTCAGTCTCTTCAATGAATGTTGGCATCCCGTTAATACCACTTCTAATATACTCATCTAATTTACTATAAACATCAGTCAATATTACTTCTTGATTTAACAATGATGATATCTCATCAACCGAAGCTTTAAAGTCTCCTGTATAAGACTCATCCCATATAGCAGCATCCGCCGCGATTTGTGATATAAGTTCAGGTTTGTAATAGTATAGCTTATCTTCGATGAATACAAACGTGTGAGTATATCCCCATTCTAGTTCATCAAGTGCTTCAATAATATTAAATTCACTCTCCAGCTTATTAATTACATCATGGCGATAGCACTTGCCATCATCACAACACGTTCGATTTGGATTTTTATCCATTTATGTTTCTCCATTTACTTTTGTTACGTCTAAGTTAGGGTAGTCTAACCAACATCCCTGATTATCCTTTACCGCGGTAAATTGATTAAGTAGTAATAATCCATTAACCGCATCATTAGGGGTCATGTTCATATGATATCCTAGTATAATATTATTTATATCCCTTTCAACAGATACAGAAGCGTCTCTTCCATCCCATGCCATTCGTTTAAGAATTTCATAATCTTCTTTTTTGGATAATAGAATAGCTCCTCCTTTTCCAATGGGTAATGCTTTCTTTTGTTGAAATGATAAACACATGAATTGATCTTTAATGTACATATCTTTATGGAACCCGACAGCACTATCCCAGATAGGAGTATTCTTTAAATTATAAGAACCTATCCATTCTTCAGTATTCCACTCGACGCAACCTCCAGCATGTATAATCTGTTGGGGGATAGAGATGTACGTATGATTTGGAATACTAATAGTGGTTTGTATATCTAGATACTTTAACATTAAGAACACCGCATTAGTACATGAGTCTGTAAGGACTACATAAGGTGCACCGGTGTAGGTACTCAACTCATCCTCAAACATCTTTATAAATTCATGGTTATTCATTTGCTATCTTCATTATAATCAGCCAAGCCGCACTCGTGTCTATATATTTTTTATCATCACTCATATTATTAAAATCTGATACAAATATCATACAACATATCAGTTGTAACATTTTATTATACCGATCACCTTGTGGGGAGGTATTCATTATAAGTTTATTATCATCAATAGTATATGATACATCAACCTTTGTAACATAATCAACCCAATCTAATGCCACACGTGTCATTGTAATAGGTATTTCTATATTAGGATATAACAACGATTTTGGATATACAACATCCCAAAACGCAGCTTCTCTATCTTTATATTCAAACCTATAGAAGTCTATTATATTTCTAAAATCGCTTGTTCCCAGATTAAGATTTCCAGAAAGTATATTGGAGGTTGGATCAATTCCAAAGAATCTTATTATAAGATCATGTTCAGTTGGATCAATCTGTGGATGCATCTATAAACCAATCACATTCAATAGAACACTTGACATCATCTATTGATATGTTATTATATATATCTTTTAGACTTTCACCAACCTGACCAATAACCAAGTCCTCAATCTTATGATCCTTACAACACAAACTAATTCCCCGCTTAGTAACCAAAGGTTCTTTCATGAACACACACTCTCGTACTTCCCCAGTTTTTGATGCATACTCTAATCCGCGATCATCACTATAATCAACTAACTTCACATTATCGAATTTCGTTATTAGTCGAAGATCTGTTGATGTTATAGGCTCTTTAAAGCGTTTTAATATAGTAATACCATCTTTAGTCAATTCTTTAATGTTGGGTAAGACCAAATCAAACACATCCCTCCCAGTGGTTTTTATATATTGTTCTGCGTTTTCCCCATATAAACTAACCTCTATATCTATTTTATGACGATCCTTTAATACTGATATATCTTTAACAGCCAGTGATGTAATTAATAAATACTTATCAATACTCGAGTTATCTAAATAGTCCAGAAATTCATGAAGGTTTGGGATTAACAAAGCTTCTCCCACCGCAGGGGTTATATCAATATAAGATATTCCTTCTGATATGAGCCAATCAACAATATCCTTAAACTCATCAATATCCATGTGCTTAGCTGTTTTGAAATAATCATTACTATTATAACAGAACCCACATCGCAAATGACACTTGTCTGTTATTGGCACACACATCATTTTAGGGATTTTTAAAGAAAACATTTTGTGTATTCCCTATATCCAGCAAACCAGTTGTACTCAACTAATGATGTATATATGTGATAGTGGTGAAAGGTGATATTATTCAATTCTAATTTATTCATACTAGCTAATGGGGTATATGTCTCCCCAAACAAAGAGTTTGGTATATTGTAAATCTCTATGTCTAATGATAATAAATCAAACGACAACTCTTCTAATTTTCTATACTCTAGGTTATCATATAGTTTATCAAACTCACTACGATCTAATATGTAATCCTCATCAAGTTGTTTTAGTTTATCCCACCACTTAGAAAATATCTTATCTTTGCGTTTAGTAACCATATAACATGTGTTATATGTGTCTATCACCTCACCGTTTTTATGTATACGTTCTTTATGTAGTTGGTGTGTATCATATACCATGCATGCATTTTTGAAAGGTATGGTAGGCTCTCTCATTAAATACATGTCCAAGTCTATATGAATTAATATATCTTCTGTTAAGGTCTCTTCAAGCACCTTACATCCTAGTGGTTTATTATAAAACCCACAATCAAACGACTCTGTGACCGCTTGATAACTTTCAATATAAGTTACATTTAATTCTTTAAACTTATCTTTAGTATCTTTTGATATAGTATTTTTTGTAATACACACTGCATATATGGGAATATCTTTATATATTCCAGCATTGTTACGCCAATGACTAAACGACAATATAGCTTCTCTTTCAAATAGCCTAGTGTTATGTGTATTATTAGAATCTATATTAATTAGATCAGATTCAATTACCGTGATTAATGCGATGGAAGTATTCAATACGTGTCTTGAATTTATCATAGCCAATCTCCTGAAGTGGTATATGTTCATGGAAGAAGTATATCTCTTGAACTTCTTCATCTGTGTATATGTCTATCGGTGCGTAAAACTCGCCTAAGTTGTATTTAAATTGTGGAATTAATTTGGCATCTTCATCCGTGTACATGATAGACACCGCAAACTCTTCGATAGCACCATAATCAACACCATGATCGTTGTCATGTTCTTTAATATGTAATCCGTATAAACTCTCAAAGGTGCCATCTTCAAATTCAGATGTAATTTGTTTTAATTTGTTATAAAACTTTCCAAAAAAACCAGTGGCCCTGTGTGTAATCACTAAACCAGTATCCCATGGTTGACCATATCTTTCTGGAAACGTTAACTTATTGGTATTATGTTTTGCCGACAATGGGTCATACCTACCAACTGTTGTTGTGCCTCTCTCAATATTAAACATCTCTTTAGACAGTTCTTTAATAAGATACATGTCTAAATCAATTTTAATTAAGATGTCTTCTTTAAGTTCTTCTTCAAAATATTTACCAGATAGTGGTATATTCCAATATCCGTTTTGATAAAGTTCAGTTTCAGGATAGAATTTTTCAATGTAATTAACATTAAGTTCTTTAAAGATATCTTTTGTTTCTTGTGATATCGTGTTCTTGGTTAACGCAATACAATATATAGGAACATCTTTCAACCAGCCAGCATTCTTTCGCCACTCAGTAAAACACTGAACTGCCTCTTGTTCGTAACATCTAATATATCCCTGCTTTAAGGTATTGATATCCTTAAGGTCACCTTCAATAGTTGTTATTAATGCTATGTTGTTTGATAAACTCATTATACTCCTCTATAATTAACAGCTGTAGTAATTTATTTATAGTTGGCTTAATGTTTAAATTTGATCCAGCATATGTTAACACATCTTGGTAATCTTTAATGTTTGATATAACCATAACATCATCAAAGTGTACACTTGGTACGTCCTTATGTTTAGTATACTCTTTACGCAGGTGTCTTAATTTATCGGCTATAGTATACTTTGTTGCCGAAAATACCTCGGTGTACATACTAATAGGTGGTGCATAACTCGTCCATATACCATTGACTTCATAATTGTAGTATAACGAACTAATACTTGAAAGCTTTATCTTATAACATACCTTGTATATACCCACTTCTTCAACCAATGTATAAAATTTAATATCAACTAATTTATACTCATCATCAAATACCATAGTTAAAGTATGATCTCCTAATTCAAACCCAATTAAGATTTCAACTTTATTGTCTTTTAGTTCAATTTTAAATAAGCACCCATTATAGGTTTTAACCAAGCCTTGTAATAAATCAGCACTTGGAAAGAATTCATCAACAAGCTTATTATACGTAGTTGATGATATATAAAAAAAGTAAGTGGGTTCAACCAAATCCCCCTCTATTTCTATATCTAATACGTTTACTTCGCTTAAGCGGTTTAGTAAATACTCATTGACCTCTATAACCATAATGTTACCTTATCCTTAAGTATAGGATCATTGAGTAATACCAATTGGTCATGTTCGTTAAATACCACAACCTCATCAATAAATCCCTTTATCATCCACATAGATGAAAGTGATTCTATCTGGTCAGCACTAGACATATACTCGGTGCTCTTGATAATAGCAATAACCGCTTTATTATTTCCAGCGAACCATCCAATTTCTCCGGAACAATCGTTGCCTACAGGCAATGCTATAACGCCCATAGATGATTCTTTCATCTTAGTGAGGTCAGTTTTAAACGTCTTATATTCCATCTTATTGTGGGGTATATTATATGGGTTATGCAAATGCGGCACGAACACTTTATGATTATACACCTCCGATACTATGTTAGCTATAGCAATATTATGGGAATGTGCTTGCTCATCGATACGCGATATTAAATATATCATAATGTATAATCTTTAAACTCATCCTCTCGTATTGTATCTAATGTGCTACAATGAATGCCACCACCAAACAATTCACAATGTCTTAATTGTATAGGGATCACTCTAAAACTTTCTTCTTTTAATAAACTAATTGTACTCGTGGCATCAGAATTAACCAGCACTGTATTTTCGTCAATACTTAATACATTCATATCCATACCACGATAACTGCTCAATTGAACAAATGGTGTATTATATGTGTCGTAATTTTTCTGATGCTTCACACCTTCGTTTACACTAATGAACTTCCAATCTTTAAATTTATCCGGGAGGTATTCCTTAATAGGTTTAGATAATGTACTTTCATTAACCAAAAATACTCCTGGCCGTAATGGTAGTATCGTTCCATCTAAATGATTATCTATCATCGAATCTATCATATGAACCGTAACGCCTTCTCCCAACATCTGGTTAACCCATTTTGAGCCAAGCGCATGATTATATGTAGATATGTTGCAAAATACATCCGTACCTAACTTTAAATATTGAGCGGCATCAATACCAAGATCCCATTTAGATGATACGTTAATCAAGTCTCTATCATTATCCCATTCATCGCTATCGAATGTTTCATCCGATAATAGTACATTAGGAGCTCGAACCCATTCAGAACCACTCATGAAGTGTTCCTTAAATATATTAATCAAGTTGTTATTTTCGAAGTACCTACCTCTAACTAAAGGTGGGGTCTCAATAATTTTATTCTTATACGTTAATGTTAAATCCCTCACATTTGAAGCAGAACTCAACACAGATTTAAAGTTAGGGGTATTGATTAATACTGACTTATCTACAACATTAGGACGTTTAACTACGATCCCCTCATCCTCTAACGCTTTGGCTAAACCATCTAAATCATCTATTCTTTCTTGTATTAGTTTTGGAGAGATTCTATAATCGTTGTATGCAGTGAATTGTGTATGTTGTAAGTTGCTGTTATAAAATATTTTAAATGTAATGTCCATCATTCTCATAGGTAACTCCAATTCTCTACCTACAATTACTTCTTTAAGTTTGCCCCATTCTGTGTGTGTATGTATCATCGTTTCATACACTCTCTAAAGTCTATTAACTCATACTTATCACCGACTTTATTATATTGGGTTATTGGAAAAATGAAACATTCTCTTTGTCCCATTTCAGTACATGACCTCAAACATGTATCATCCGTGTTTATACCATTTAATATAACGTTTAGATATTCAATAACCTCATCAATACTATTGTCATATATATTTACAAATGTATCCATCTTGAAATGTGCATCTTCCTGCTCATTGCATGGGACTAGTAATCCCCTATGACCTAAGTATGCTGCATTATCTCTAGCTTCCGGACATCCCTTCCATATTTTTGGTTTATTATTAACAGCTTGGTTTTTCAATCGCTGATAATTGAATAGGGTTTTAATTGGAATGATCCCATCTTTTTCTACGTTTTTCATATTAAGATTGGGTTCATAGCATGGACTCATCTCTAAAAGATCAAAGTTTTCTTTAAAGTATATGTCCCTTATATTATCTTTATCATGTTCGTTATATTGAAATATAATATGCTGTAAAATAGTAGTACAAGCACTAGCTGATTTAAATGCAGCGTGGTACTTTAATACATCATTTAATACAGACCCTCTCCGATATTTAGAATGAAGCTCTTGTGTAGACCCATCTACCGGGAATCTTGTGATATCATTTTCATCCAGCATCGGTCCAAGCTTAGCCCACCAAGCTTCGTCATGTGTAGACCCAGACGTACATAATCTGACTTTTAAGTTACGACATTTTAGGTATTTTATCAACTCAAAGAACTCAGGATATAACGTTGGTTCTGATACTGCCCCCATAAGTACTACCCTCTCTAAGTTCACTAGAGTATCTAAGAAGTTTCTTAAAACTTGCCAATCCAAGCTTTCATTCTTTTTTAACCTACCCATTAACACTTTATCATTGCGCAAACACAACGGGCACGATAAAGTACATTTATTAATTAGTCCGATCTCTAATGTGTGTATTTCATTTATATTCATATTATATTCATCACTTCTCTAAATTTATACAAAGATTCTGAATCGCCATTTCTATTATATTGTATAATTGGGTATTCTTTACGTATATCATGATGGAGCTGGCCACAACACTCAGAACATGTGTTGCAGAAAAACCTTTTAGATATTATGGAATTTACATGAGCGAAGCATTCATCTATAGTATTATTATATATAGTTATGTTATTACTGGGCGAGATGAATGTAGTCTCTTCCATATCATCACATGGTAGAACACAACCCAAGTGATTTAGATATACATACTTCCCCATAAAGGCCGCGCAGTTTAATTTCATATTAACTGTATGATCTCGGGTGAGTTTATTATAACTTGATAATAAGTCTTTAACCGGGAGTATATTATCCTTTATCAAGGCGGGTGTTCCTGTGAAATCAAATCCACCTGTATGTGTAAATTCACATATATCAAAGTTTTCTTTCATAAATAACGCCCGCACATTATCTTGATCATCTATATTATATGCGAATAGTATATTTTGTAACACGGTAATACTCCGTGATGTACTTTTAAACGCGGTGTGACAAGCTAACACCTTAGACAGTTTACCATTGACTCTGTATTTAGCATGTATTTCTTGTGTAGATCCATCAACAGCAAACCTTACTATATCACGTTCATCCATTAACTTACCTAGATTAGCCCACCAATTTAACGAAAATGTATTGCCGTTAGTTGATAGTCTAATCTTTAAGTTACGTCCCTTGATATACTTTATGATACCATAAAATTGTTTATGCAAGGTTGGTTCTGATATAGAACCTACTAAATCTACCTGTTTGAGATTAGGCAGTTGATCCATAAATTTCGATAAAGTACCTAAGTCAATTGCTACATCTTTTTCCAAATTGTCTGTTATAGCCTCTTGTCTTAAACATAGTCTACAGTCTAACACACATTTATTAATTAAACCTAGCTCTATAGATTCAATGTCTGTAGGATTCAATACCTGTTTTATGTTATTCATAATAACACCTTCTCGCCATCTTCTGGAAATACTTCTTGATCATGCTCTATACCATCACATACGAAGTAGTACTTACATTGCAAGCACTCTTTCTTTTTAATATATGTATTTATTCTGTTTCTTTTGGCCGCATCAAACATCGCTTTAACTCTATCTTTCTTATATTCCTCAGGATTAATACTATGATCATACACTGCAATGTTCCAGTCTTTAACATCATATATATGTTGGAAGTATCCGACAACATGCTTCTCATATCCCTTCATAAAACAGAATGGAATATACCGTACGTTAATCTCTTCAATGTTTAATGTATCAATAGCCTTATGGATATACGGAGAGACCTCTTTATAGTTCAATGCACTTTGTTGTTTAGCATCGTCCCAATAGTTTAAAGGGAGAAAGTTTACTTGTAATGGTTTAAGCTCATTCATCATTAGAACGAACTCATCTAAGTGTTTATAATTGGATTCTGTTATTGTACAATTAACTCGGACAACCATACCAAGCTCTTGTGCATTCCCAATAGCTTTAATGATATTCTTATATGCATGCTTGCGACCCACCAACATGTCATGAGATGTGGTGTCATACCCGTGTACAGAGAATAGAATCTCTCTTAATCCATGGTTATAGCTCTTCTGAATGAATTCCTTCTTAGCGAACTTAAATCCATTACTTAAACATGATATGTACAATCCTTTATCAGTACAATAGTCTAATATATCAAACCATTCTTTATGAATAGATGATTCACCACCACTAAGATCCACTTCAGTTATACCACATTCAACTAAGTAATCGATTCGTTCTTTGATTACATCTAAATTTGTTACTACATCTAATTGAGTCTTATAATAACAGAAGTCACATTTATAGTTGCAATGGGTACCAGTGTCCAACTTAGCCCTATTATTAATAGGCGCATCTCTAGGTATTAATTTGAAAGTACTTGCTTGATTATACATATTATTTCATCATCTTCTTTTAAATACAGCGAATCAAAATCGTTATCAATATCCCACTTTCTCCAGTATAACCCTTTATCTTCTTCCCAATAATCGATGTTATGGTACTCAACTTCTTTGCCGTGGTGTTCGCACTCTACGATAAATCTTGGCGAGCAGTCCCACTTGCGCGCAACGGGTGTATATATGAATGTATGAAACTTTTCGAATATATCTTTAACCGGTGGTTTAACACATTCGAATTCTTCATACTCTTTATCAGATACAACTAATGTGTTACTTGGTAATCCTGTTAAGTCTGTTTCTCTACAGTTAGTGGTGGTATATACCATCGGTCTATCATCATGTACGACAACCGGATTTAGTCTATCAAGCAAAATTCTTTTCTTATAGTTAATACCATTCTTTTTAACTGGATCATACACCCTATCATCTTGCAATATGTATACGTTATCTTTATCATTATCTTTAACTTCTTTATTACCACAGGCAAAATAGAATATATTATCAAACAACAGAGTTTTATTCATATTACTGTTTACACCACCATCAACGAATAATATGTTAGTCCCTTTAACTACTGAAGGTTTGTCACAGTACGTAATAACACTTTCATCTAATTCAAAATCATACTTAGATAGGTCTAATTCAAACTTCTCAGCGAATAATATACCAACGTTGAAGTGATCTTTGAGTATCATATAATAATCAATCACCTCATAGACATGACCACAAATACCATGATCATTGTTACTCCATGTATATGACAACCATAAGTCTATCTTAGGATCAAGTTGTAATAGCTTTGACAAGTTTATCCTCCTTGCTTAATGTATAGTTACCTAAACCATTTTCCATTATATCATTATATCTAAATGTTATTGAATCTATTAATGTTGGGTTCTGATCATCAATCACAATTTTTTTATTGTGGAAAAATGCTTCAGGTATAATCCTATTGTTCGTATCAAGTAGTGTATGTATATAATGTATAGTATCAATCTTGTTAAATATATCCCCTTGCCCGCTACCATGTTTTTTAAGTAATGGCTTATTAAGATTCGGCATTGAATTGGGCACTCTTAGACCTGACACGAATGTACCTTCTCCACCAGTAGACTCTTGGAATATATTAAAGTTTAATTTGAGATAGTTAAATATATCATAGTTCTGATATTTGTATGAGCCGTAGTATGTTACTGTTCGATCATTCTTATATCTGAACATATCATGTGCTTCGTTTGAGAATACATGGATATCATTAGATAGAAATTCTTTTACCTCAGTGAAAGTTCTAATATCGAGTATTAGTGTTTTATCAAGTTTAATTTTATATAAATCGATTAAACTTATAGGAGTTATAATATCAAGAGGAATATTATATTTAGCGTCAAAGATACTCTTAAGAAGAGCTAAGTCTTTATCATTAATATTAACAAGGTATAAAGGGCAGTTTAGATATGCTGCATGTTCGAATGCATAAAATACCGATCCGTTTAGTTTATTGTGGACCTGCCATTTATAGACAACACCAATCAATATGTCGCATAGAAGTCTTCTAAGAATTTATTTTGAATACCTTCTATATCCTCAAGTGGTGCATTATTTATTTCAGTTACGTACTTCGAGAACTTGCGTTCTAGTTGAGCCACACGTTCAATCTCATCTTTATAGTTTAAGTAATCTTCTAATTTATTAATAAGCTCTTCATCACCGGTCTCTAAAATAGATAAGTATTTCTCTTCTCTATTGTCGTTGGTAATAGCATATCCTGCATTAACCAAATCATTGTTAAGTACAATGAATCCGTACATAGTTAAACCGGCAATAGAAGCTAATGTTGGATTTGCTAGCATTCTTACTTTAGCCAAGGCTGCATTACGATGATCCACTATATCATCTTCTTCACCGATAGTAATATACCGTACTTCACCAGGCATAACCTCATCGGTCATCATTTCCTTAGTGATTTGTACTATCTTATTTTCACTTAATCCAGCTTTGATCTGTTTATAAGCTATATAAGATAACTTGAGCATCGTCTCATTTCGATTTGCTAAGTTGTCTAATGTATTCTTTGTGACATTGGTTACTTCCCAAAAAGTACCTTTATCAATCACTAATGCTAATTCATATATCATAATATAACTCCGTTTTAAAATTTAGGTAGCATTGAATAGTCTACCATATAATAACCCTTTCTATCTTGATGTACAGCATCTTTCCATTTACTTTTAAGAATCTCTTGTGCCATAACACCGGTTTTAATAGTATCATCCCATAAGTATTTAAAGTTGTATATGTTAAGACCATTTCTTTCTTCAATAAATTCGATATCTCTTTTCAATCTTTCATCTGAATAGTTACATGCACAATCATTATGGCAAGCACAAACATTATTACATGCACAATCCGAGTTACAGATACAGTTTTGTCTAATTACATTATATCGATCTCTGATAATATCCCAATGACTATCTTCAATAAGATCACCATTAAGATCTCCAAATGTTCCACCGCCGTTCATATCATTAACCATTTGTACTAAGTCTTCTGCGTGATTATCAATGATTGATGAGCCACTTGATATTGAGCTTGGCGATCTTAATGCATAATTGTAATTTGAGTGTAAGTTCCATCGAGACATTTCATCTCTAATTCTAGTTCTAACGTTCTCTATATCCGATGCTCTAATGACATGACCAGGCACGCCATAATCGCTACTTAAAGATAGTGTTCGATTAGTAGAACATGATGACCTATGATTAGAACACGTGCTTGTGCCGGTGCCGTGATTTGAACAATGATTTGCTGGTTGGGCCATACTAATTCCTCTTGTTTATATAATACTGAACAGATCTATCAATCTCACCAAATGCTTTAAAGAATCCACACATGTTGTTGACCCAACGATCAGTCCACTTATCGTTAAAATTATCTTTCTTCGAGTTATCTAGAGAAATTACCGGACATATCATACATGTAGTTGCTACGCAACCATTACATATATCTGATACCTCTTGGATTGGTTCTCTTAAAGAATCACTCATTTTTATAATATTATTTATAAAACTATCATCGTCTATATGTCCACCTTTCATCTCATCTTTGTTAGGAGAATATAATGACCCGTGACATGCATAAGAATTACCATCAACGTCTATAGCGTGCATGTTTACACCAGATGAGCAATGGGTCTTTGCATCGTTCTCCGTAAACCAAGTACATAAGAAGTGACTGTGTTCTTTATGGAATTCAATCTCTTCTTTAGCAATCTTCATCATACCATGCTTAAAGCTATCTATTAGATCTGGCAATCCATTAATATCAATATCCGATACATAGTCAATGGTCGGGGCGTATGCTACACGAACATTAGGCAATTCTTTATATAACCTTTCATGGTCTTTCCAAGATGAATATAAAGATCCCATTGCTGTTAATGGCATAGTAGCTTTCATCGATGTTGATATACCTCGATCGCTTAAGTATTTAATATTCTCTACAACTTTATCAGAGGTTGTTTTACCGGTTTTAAGTACACGGAATACATCATTAATATCTTTGCCGTCGTACGACACTTGAATATGCAAGTTAGATGTATCGACATTATCAATAATCTTATTTAATCTATTACGATCATAAGCATTAGTGTATATATGGTAACTTACCTTTGGATTATCTTGATATGCTTGGATAATCTCTGTAACAAGTTTAAAGTTTAATGTAGGTTCACCACCCCAAAATGATAAGTTAAGCTCGTCATATTTGTCATTAAACCATTCGGAATCAAGCAACTCTTGAATCCTTAATTTTAGTACATCAACCTTTTCATCTAACTTTTGTTTATCGGTCTTTAATCCTTCGAAGCAATACGTGCAATCAAGGTTACATAAAGCTGTAGTTGTTATCTCAAGTGTAAACTGGTTTTTAATTGCCATAATTTATAATCTCATCCATAATATTATTCATCTTCTCTTCAGTAATCTTCTCTGGTTCAGGTACAATAACATCTAATAGCTTATCGGCTAAAGACATTAAAGAAATGCTTTCATCTTTGAATCCTGTGTCTGATAGGTACTTTGCGGCTTCAATCAAATGAGTGCTTGCCTTATACATCGATTGATTTATATTTTCAATACTATTCATTATTCAACTCTTCCATTATAATCATTTTAAAGTCTTTGTTGTCGCGTAAGTCTTTTACGAGAATCGCTATTGCTTTATAGATATATTTATATATGGTACATATGTCGACTATTGGACCTTCATTCTTTATCTGCTCATATAAACAACCCTTCTTGCAATAGTTCTTTACAGAGCATGTGTTACACGCACTCGTGTGTACATATGATGTTATATTGTTAGTGGCAACCAAGTCATCTTTAAATCTATTACAAGGGACAACCTTATCTTCAGAGAATGAGAACAGATCTACGCCCGCACCGCATGATTCAACTACATACTTCTTACTTTCATATAATAAGAAATGTCTAAGATAGAATAGAATTAGGAATGGCATTGGTTCACTTGGATTTTCTCTGTACCAGTCGAATAACTCTTGTATTCCTTTATTCAAAGCAGTTACAGATTCTATGTCCCATATACCTCTATCCCTAACGAGGGTCATGTCTGGCACGATACCAAATTCATTTAGAATAAACAGATGATTTTCTAATAAATTATAGTTGCCTGTGCTAATCATTGTATGGCACTTCATGCCTTTAAACAGGTCTTTCTTTTCTAAGTAATGCTGTAAGGTTCCTTTACCGGTTAACTGCTTCCTATTGAGGTCCTGCCATAGCCCGTCAAAGCTTAATGACAACTCTACATTATTATCAAGAAGATACTGCTTGGATTTTTTAGTCATCTTTAAACCGTTGGTCGGCATAAAGTATTTGATATTATCATCATTGATATGATTAATAATATATTTGACTTTGTCTAATTGGAGAAGAGGCTCACCCCCAAAGAAGTCTACTTTAATGATCTCTTCAGGATATGTTTCTCTTAATAACTCAAACTCTTTTAAGAATAAATCAACATCGATCGACTTATTAGATGTCTTCTCCATATCACAATATGAGCAGTCTAAGTTACATAATTCAGATAGGACGACTAATAAAGTTTTCATTTAATTCAAGCGTTGTCTTTAATAATTTAATATCATATTCATTTGCTAAGGCTTTAGTATCCTTTGGAAAACATGCACCACCAAAGCCTCTCTTACCATCATGGCCTGGAACATCAAAGTGATGTGTTCCCATCCAAGGGTGTTGCTTTAATATCCCTGTTACTTCTTTCCAATTGTCCTTACCTACAACATCATACATCTCATTCATAAAGGTTACCTTCATTGCATAAAACGTATTCATCATATATTTAATATGACTTGCATTTTCAATAGAGGTAAGGAATACTTTATCAGTTTTTACAATAGAGTACTTAGTATATATGTCGGCTAATTCTTGTGCTTTATCTCCGCCAATAATTAACATTGGAGGATTAATAAAGTCTTCGAGGTTTGTTTTTTCCGATAAGAACTCTGGGTTATATAATACATCGTATGGTATTAAGTGGTGGGGTAATATGGTTGACTTAACAACTACTAATCCTGTATATTCAGAGTCAAATATGACATCTAATACTGTCTTAAGTATTTCGTAGTTTGAGTTATCATCAGGCGTGGGTACTGCGACAAAGATAGCATCGGGATTTGCATTGCAAACGTCAGCTATACTTACCTTGTTATACGCAGGGTCCGATATAATGTGAGTTGTATTAGGAAAGCCGTGTTCGACAGCCTTTCCCACCATTCCATAACCAATAATTCCAATCATACTACTATTTATATCTAAGCTTTAGCAGCTCCTGTACCGAAGTAGAATGAAATGATTGCAAGGACTGAATGTTTCATCCAATCTTGAACAGTCACTGGCATTACAATATCTAATCCAGTAATCAAACATTACTTACCTTTTGCTATTGAAGCACCAAAATACATTTCTACAATAAGCGAAGTCCATGCAAACACTTCATCGTATTTGATTAAACCTCTTACCATCTCATACTCAATAACATCTGGTGTTATTTGAAACCCAAGAAAACTAAAGCCCTCTTGAACAATTGGAATTGCTGTAGGGATATCCATGAATAACGGAGCCATTACATATATTACTATTAAGAATAACATTACCCAAATGATTAAGCGCCTGTTAAGAGCTGCTATTGGACTTTCTTTATTTGCTGCATCTCTAGCATCAGATATAGAAGATTCTCTTGCGAGTAGTACTTCCATTTGCATCTTCTGTGATTCTTGCTTTGCCTGCATATTCAATGCTGTTAACTTAGCAAAGAATCCTAAGGCAATTGGTAGTATACTTGTTAATAGGGTTAGCATATGGTTTTATTCTTCTGTTGTTTCTACCCAAGAGGTAGTGTCTTCATCCCAATTATACATCTTATCATCATCTGGGTATGCTACTGGAGCTTCATATTGACAAGTATCTTCGTTAAGAGTCCAGCTAGGGAATGGTTGAGGTGGAATGAAAGCGTCACGAACTGAGTCATAGGTATAACCTACTCCTGCGTAGTTCTTTCTTAGAGGTGTGTTACCTTCTGAGTGAACTCCACCTGATGTGTTGTATGATGTTTGTACCCACTCGCCTGGACTTGAATCTACGAATGTATCGAAGAACTCAGCTTCTGCAACTATTACTTCTGTTACTAAACTATTACTTACTTTTGCATAATGTGCCATATTTGTTCTCCTATTAAACTGCGTAACGAATGATTACAATACCAGAGCCACCAGAACCACTTGCAGCTTGATGACCTGAAGAGCCACCGCCGCCACCAAGGTTGGTTACACCATTAATACCATTAGAAGTACCGTAGCCACCAGCACCACCACCACCAGCACCACCAGCACCACGAGTACCTGTTGCATTGTATGTCGTTCCACCACCGCCACCAGCGTATGTAATATTTGACCCTGTCTTGTAGTTATTATTAAGACCATCACCACCATCAGCACCCTTTACACCAACAACCCAAAGGTTGCCAACTTCACCAGCACCACCACCAGCACCACCTAGATGATTAGGGTTGCTTCCATCTGTACCACTCCTACCAGCAGAACCACTAAAGCCTTGTCCGCTAGTTCCTGAACCACCAGCAGCACCTGTGGTGTTACCGTTTCCACCGCCACCTCCTGAGCCACCTGAAGAGCCAACAGAACCCGTGCCGGCGCCACCACCAACGCCACGATAACCACCACCACCGCCGCCAGCAGAAGTGTTACCTAGTGCTACAGAATTATTACCATTAAGCCCTTGTCCGCTAGTTCCTGAACCACCAGCACCAACTACTATTGAATAGTCTTGTGCTGATACCGATGTATTGGTAATAACACGCATACCACCTGCACCACCACCTCCACCGAAGTTACCACCCGCGCCACCGCCTGCAACTACAAGATAGTCAACAGTGCCTGAAGATTCAGCAGTGAACGTACCTGATGATGTAAATGTATGAACTTTATAAGTAACACCACCTGATGAGTATGTTGTCTCTGTACCACCTGTAGCTGAAAACTTATTACTCATTTGGTCCCAACCTGAGCCTGACCATACTTTCATAGAGTTAACACCAGTAGTAGTATCAAACCACATATCACCTTGAGCAGGACTACTAGGGTCTGTTGTAGATACTGTAGCAGCATCTATATCTGTTAGAGCAGCACCAGAGATAGCAGGCAAAGAACCAGTTAATGTAGCAGCATTGATACCTAAAGAATCAACGTGAGCTTTAGTAGCTGGAGGACTTAATTCTACAACCTTAGCATCAGTCTCAGCCTTAGTGTATCTATCAGCCAATGTAGAAGCAGCAGCACTTGCAGATGCTGCAGCTGCCGAAGCAGAACTTAAAGCTTCTGCCGCCGAATCAGCAGAATCCATCGCATCCGCTGCAGTGTTACCAGCTTTATCAGTGGCTTCAGATGCACTATCCGCGGCATCGCTAGCAGATGTTGATGCTGCTGTAGCAGAAGTTGCCGCAGCTAACTTAGAGGTATTAGCCTCTGAAGCTTTTGTTGTAGCAGCTGCATAAGAATAATAAGCCTCACCAGCTTTAGTAGTTGATATGCCAGCTTGAGTTGTGGCAGTTGTAGCAGAAGCAGTAGCTGAAGTAGCCTTAGTACTCGCTGTACCTGCATCGGTACTAGCATTACTTGCGTGATACTTAGCAGAGTATTCTCCACCATCAACAGCACCATCGGTCTTAGTTGCCCATTGTTGAGATAAACCTTCAGCACTTTCAGCAGCAGTTTGTGCAGCTACAGCATTATTCTTTGAAGTTTCAGAAGCGGTTTGTGCTATTAAAGCATCTGTCTTAG